TAGAATTGGTTGAACCGTAGACGGTATTTCCCGCGGGTCCTTGTGCGTAGTAAGCAGTATTTCCAGCAGGTCCAGTCACTGAGCCTGCGCTTCCACCATAAGGGCCATAATATTGATTAGATGATGTGTTATTATAAGGATACGTAGAATCGGTTGAACCGTATACTGTATTTCCTGCGGGCCCCTGTGCGTAGTAAGCAGTGTTACCAGCAGGTCCAGTTACGGAACCAGCACTTCCACCATAAGGGCCTTGTTGGTATGCTAAATCCGTGCTACTTTGTATTGGTGTGCCGGTGCTTCCATAATATTGGGTAGATGATACGGTGTTACTTGGATTGGAATAACTTCCTGATTGTGTAAATGTAGTGCTTCCAGAGGAAGTCTGAATTCGAATTGCTTGGTTTCCTCCGTCACCATTTACAACGGTAGCAGTGGAATTATTCGGCCCATAAAATGTAGTAGCAGAGCCATTATTTCCTGTTGTGGAGGTTTGCGTTGTATTAAATGCCATAGATTGTTGTCCACTTGCTAACATAACTTGTAATGTTTGATTTCCGTCACTTCCAGTAGAAACAACTACGGTTCCGCCATTAGGTCCATAAAATGTTGTACCGTTTGCAAGTTGTGTAGAAGAGCCACTATAATGATTATAATTATCATATACATTACCAGAACTAGTAGAAGCTCCGTTACTCGAAATCGGGTTAGATGTTAAATTATAATTTTTGTTACGATTTCCGTTGGATTGGAGCGAATCAATATTTATATTGCTCATACCTTCTTTATTATAGGTACCTCCTAAAAAGGAACATAAAACTAGGCCTAATAATAAAATCAAGAAAAGAAATAATGCTTCAGTATTCATTGTACTCATTGTATAATTTATATAGTGAAAAAAGTTTAAAATATAATTGAATTGATTTTAAAATGTTAAATATTTAGCATTCTTATAATATATACATGAAAACAGATTACGAACACGCGACTATAATCGATGATTCCGGAGATGAAGACATAATTATAATTCCAACAAAAATTGTGAAACCTAGAATTAAACAACAACCACTTAATAAATTTTATGTAGAAGACCCCAATATCTTTGAAATTGGAGTAGATGAAGTTGGAAGAGGACCATTATTTGGAAGAGTTTATACAGCAGCGGTCATTTTACCTAAAGATGATAGTTTTAATCATTCACTTATGAAAGATAGTAAAAAATTTCATTCAAAAAGTAAAATTGAGGATGTCGCAAATTATATAAAACAAAATGCGATTGCGTGGTACGTGAGTTTCGAAGATGAAAAAACAATTGATGAAATAAACATTCTTCAAGCAACCCAGCAGTCTATGCGTAATTCTATTTTGGAAGTCAGGCAACAATTCTATAAAAAAATGAAGAACCTGGGAAAAGAAGAGGGACCAGATTACTCATATAATTTGTTGATAGACGGTAACTATTTTAAACCTATTACCTTTTTGAATAAAAAAACAAACAAAATAGAAACTATACCCTATAAAACGATCGAGGGAGGTGATAATAAATACACAGCTATTGCGGCTGCTTCAATTCTAGCTAAAGTAGAACGCGATAAATATATCGCAGATTTATGTGTTCAAAATCCAACACTTTCTGAATATTATTATATCGATTCGAACAAAGGGTATGGCGCAAAAAAACACATTGATGGAATAAAAGAACATGGTATAACCATTTGGCATAGAAGAAGTTTTGGTATTTGTAAAAATTACATTTGATATTAAAAATAAAATTGATTAATAGTATTTAAAATAATGAATATGAAATAAGTATTTAAAAAGTCTAATAGACATTACATAACAAAATGTTAGTACTTGTATTTGATACAGAAACTACTGGACTTCCAGAAACTAGATTAATGAATCAGGACACATTAGATAAATGGCCGTATATAGTTCAATTTAGTTATGTTATTTATGACACTGAAAAAAAGGCACTATCGCACGATGGCGTACAAGATTTTATAGTAAAAATACCATCTCACGTAATTATCAGTGAGTTTAGCGTACAACTACATGGTATCACACACGAAATTTCGGAATCAAAAGGAGTTGATATAAAAGACGTTCTTACCGAATTCTTTCACGATATTATAACCGTAGACCAAATAGTTGGACACAATATTTCATTCGATTTGAACATGGTTAGAGTAGAACTTTTAAGAACTATTTATTTTAGTTCTGGAAAACCTTATACAGAAATGACAAATAATATGTATAAAAAATTTCTGTATACGCTAAATAATTTACAAAACATTACATGCACGTTACAAGACTCAATCGAGTTATGTAATATTGTAGTGCTTAATAAAAATGGTAAACCCTATCAAAAATTTCCAAAATTGCTGGAATTACATAAGAAGTTATTTGATTCAGAGCCATCAAATTTACATAACTCTCTTAATGATGTTCTTATTACGCTAAGATGTTTTATGAAAATGAAATATGATACTGATATAACAGTAGATTGCGACGCTTATATGAAACTGCTATTTGAAGAATTAATATAATTTATATCAAAATATAAACTTTTTTTAAATAACTATAATATATATTTGTATATTATGGATAATAATTTTAAACAATTTGTAAATAGTTTAAAAGGAAATAGTACATCTACTCATTTAGATTTAGACGCAACCTGGAATATACCAAACTTACTTTTAAATTCAAATGAATTATTATTAATTATTTTAACAAAGACAACTATGATTCCATTTATTCCAGATTACACAACTATATCGAATGACTTAGGTTTATCACCGACCCAATCATCATCTATTCAAGAAAGTAATGCTCTTTTATTGATTTTACATAAAATGATACAAAAATATTGTATTCAACAATTTGCTCTTGGGTCTATGATGAAAAATGAAATGGATAATATTATTTTGTCTGCGCCAGAAATAGAAGATGTTCGATCTATAGATGATATGCTAAATTATATTGAAAATTTTAAAAAAACACAACAAAACCAGAATGGTGGCGTGAATATTACAGGTAACTTCTTAACTTTACTAGGAAAAATAATTTTATTTACATTTTTGATTATACCTATATCAAAATCAGAAGTTATTTCTTCGGAAAAAACATCAGATAATCAAATTCAACTGGTGTTAAATGGAAAAAATTTAATTCAACCATATAACCCACAAATTGCGGATATTAGTTTAGAAGATTTTAGCGAGTCATTACAAGAAAAATCATTTATTAAATCTAGACGATCAAGTTCAGTTAATAATATAATAGTAAAATATGATGATGACATTGAAAAACAGAAAACACTGTTAATAAATAAATTCTTAAGTGTATTTTCAACCCCACAATCAGGTATAGATGTTCTTAAGGATATAATTGATAAATTTAATTCTGGGTTGTCAGAATTTTCACAAGGCGCGGAAGGTATTTGTTTGGAATTAATGGATAAAGCTAATGATAAAGGAGTGTTCGGTCATTTTATGGATTTTGATAGTATAGATAAAACTAACCAACAAATAGAAGATATTGAAATAGCTGTCACTAAACAGAATTTAGAAATAACTCAAGACACAATTACGGCTTCGTTAGCAACTGTTGCTACATCTGTTGGTACATTTGCTTTAACAGGTGATTATGGGGAAGTGTTGAATCAAGCAGCCCCTTATATATTATCATTGGGAAGTTCGTTAATTGATTCTTTAACAAATACCCAAAATATTGCGAAACGACAGCAAGAGTTTCTCGCTGAAAAGCCCGTCTCATCATCAGAATTAACGCCAGCTCAAAAAATAGAACTAGAAAATAAAATATATCATTTTTCAAAAGTATATTGTTCATATGGATATAATTTACAACTGACACTTAATGGAAATGATATTGATGTGATAGGAGATAAAATAGAATATAATTGGATACTAAATGTTATTGCGTTATTAGAGAATAATATAGATTTAAAGATAACAAAATCGTCTCTTAATAAGGATTTAAATAAATTTGAATTGAATGCGTTAGTAAGTTTAAAACAACGGTTTAATATATTAAAAGCTATTACAAATAAATTATATCACATAGTAAATTTTTCTATGCAATCACAAATATCTAAATTAAATATACAGCCGTCTTCGGACTCATTAGATAAAATAAATGGATATTTTAATAACCAATTACAGGATTTATTAAACATGTTGGAATCAGTTAAACAACAGTTTCCAAAAAGAGAAGAGGCTTTAAAACAAGAATCTATATTAGTTGAAGCCGACAAAAAATTAAATGAAATGAATGATGCCTTACAATTACAAAAAACGGAAGCAGATATTGCTAGTCAACAGAGGAAAAACGCAATAGAGCAGCTTGTTGTCGAACAGAAAGCACAAAATGTTTCCGCAAGTTGGATTGCGGCTGAAACAATCGGTAAAAGTTATATTAAGTTAATGACAAATGCTACCGGATTTATGGGTGAAAGTTTGGGAAACATTGTTGAAGCAGTAGGAGAAGCAGGATTAAATGTTCCATTAGGCGCAGTCAAATCACTTTTGGATTTTATTAATAAAATTCTTTGGTTGTTAGTTACAAATCCATCAGGTTGGTTATTACTTGGTAGTGGATTAATGGTATTAACATTTTGGTTTGGAGGTATAATGGGTGTAATTCGTATATTTAAAAAATCTGGTGAAATATTTGTTACTATTACTTATGGTAGTATTATGTTTGTTTATAAACTAATAAAGACACCTTTTGGTTGGATTTATAAAAAACAAGATGTTATAGTTGTTCCTCGCCTCGCGGACGCACCGCCTCTTCAAACTCCGCGCGACCAAAGAGTGAGGTTTGGTGATGATGACAGAAATATTGCGGCAAACGCGTTATTAGAATTAAGTAGAGGCGGAAAAATAAAAACTAAAAGACAACGCCATAAAAATAAAGTAAAAAAAACAAGACGTAAAAACAAAACCAAAAACAAAACCAAAAGCAAAAATACAACAAAACGAAGAAACAAATCAACTAAATATAGTAGACGTCGTAAATAAATAATATACTACTTAATGTTTTATAGTATATTATATAACCGGTATATTTATGCCGAACACATTTCACAAATTTCATCACGTTCTCCTGTGGGCTTTACATTTTTTGGTTCAATTGTGAATTGTTGTGCTTGGTGTTTTGCCTTTCGTCTCAAATAATAAATACCTGTTTTAAGGCCTTTTTTCCATGAGTAAAAATGCATAGAAGTTAAGACGTTATATGTCGGGTCTTCAACCCACAAATTCAAACTTTGACTTTGACAAATAAACGCACCCCTATCTGCGGCCATATCAATCACGTGTTTCATTGGTATTTCCCAGACAGTTTTATATTTATTTCTAATATGTTCTGACAACACAGTTAATTGTTGAATGGACCCTTTGTTGAGAATAATATTGTTTTTAATTTCTTCGTTCCATTGTCCTAGTTGAATCAACTCTTTCATCAAATATTTATTAACAACCACAAATTCTCCAGCCAATGTACGTCTGCTATATAAATTGCTCGTAAAAGGCTCAAAACATTCATTGTATCCAAGAATTTGAGACGTTGACGCAGTAGGCATCGGCGCAACTAAAAGCGAATTACGCAGTCCGTATTGCTTAATAGATTCTTTGAGAGTAGTCCAATCGTAACGCTGACTTGGGGTAACATCCCACATATCAAATTGAAGAATTCCGTTTGACGCAGGTGAACCTTCAAATGAACTGTAAACTCCAAACAAATCCGGACTTTTATCGCCGATAAGGTCTAGTAACTCACTGCTACTTAATGTATTCATATGTTGTTTTATTTTATTTGTACGCTCAATTGCGAGTTCATTGCTTCTTTCTAGCGAAGCGTGATAAATAGTTTCAAATATCAATTTATTAATTTCTTTGGCTTCGTCGCTGTGAAATGGTAAATCGAGTAGAACAAACACATCTGCCAAACCTTGGATACCAATGCCGATTGGTCTATGTCTTAAATTACTTGTTTTTGTTTTCTCAGTAGGATAAAAATTTACGTCAATCACTTTATTCAAATTAGTCGTAACAACCTTGGTGACATAATGTAGCTTTTCATAATCAAATGTCTTGGTTTCTTCGTTTACAAAAGTCGGTAACCCAATAGATGCTAAATTACAAACTGCGGTTTCATTTGCGTCTGAGTATTCTATTATTTCACAACATAAATTGCTGCTCTTAATGGTTCCAAGATTTTGTTGATTTGATTTTTCATTTGCGGTATCTTTATAAAGAATGTAAGGAGTTCCAGTTTCCATTTGTGCGTCCAAAATCTTAAACCATAAATCACGAGCATTAACTATTTTTCGCGCCTTTCCTTCGCTTTCATATTTTTCATATAAATTTTCGAATTTATCACCATATACATCAGCTAGTCCAGGACACTCGCGAGGACAGAATAGCGACCATTTTGCGTTGCTTTTTACACGCTCCATAAATAAATCTGACACCCATAACGCGTAAAATAAATCACGAGCCTTTGATTCTTCGTCGCCATGGTTTTTTCTCATTTCAAGAAAATCTTCTACATCAGCATGCCACGGTTCCAAATAAATCGCAAAGGACCCGTTGCGCTTGTTACCTCCTTGGTCCACATATCTTGCGGTATTATTAAAAACTCTCAACATAGGAACTAGCCCGTTCGACGTTCCATTGGTGCCTTGAATATGAGATCCCTTTGCTCTAACATTATGAATATGAAGTCCTATACCTCCAGCCCATTTTGAAATATGAGCGCAATCTTTTAGTGTATTAAAAATACCATCAATGCTATCATCTTCCATAGCAATTAAATAACAACTAGATAATTGAGGTCTAGGAGTGCCTGCGTTAAAAAGAGTAGGAGTAGCATGTGTAAAATATTTTTGTGATAGTAAGTCGTATGTTTCTTTTACTAATGATAATAGCTCACGACCTGCTCGCAAACTCATTGGTTCTGTTATGTCACCGTGGATTCCAATAGCTACACGCATCCACATGTGTTGAACTCTCTCTACTACTACATTGTTAACTCTGAAAAGATATGCGCGTTCCAAAGTTTTAAAACCAAAATAGTCTATTAAATAATCTCTATTGTAATCAATCATATCATTAAGCTCTTTAGAGAAATTCTTTGTAAACTCCCAAAGAGTCTGAGATACAAGAGGCTTGTTTTCACCATTAACATCCGTGAACTCAAATAAACTCTTCATGACATTTGAAAAAACCGAGTCCGTATTTTTTTGATGATTTGAAATAACAATTCTTGAAGCAAGGGTTCCGTAATCAGGATGTTGAGTAGAAAGTGACGCACATTGCTCTCCCGCAAGTTCATCTATTTTTGTAGTCTCAATTTTATCATATAATTGGTCGATGACTTTCATTGTTAATCCGGAGTAATTAATTTGAACTTTTGCTTCTTGACCCAGCTTTCTAACCCGTTCTAGAATTTTATCAAAAGCTATTTCCTGTAATTTACCGTTTCTTTTTGTAACACGCATTTCACTAGAAATCTCCATTATCTTAAGTTAATTACAATGAAATTTTTTAAGTTTGTTTAATAAATGATTTTTAATTTGATAAAATTTTAAAAATTAAAAATATATAAAATATATATGAACAACCAAATATTATTAATTCTTATTCTAATATTATCAGTAGGATTACCTCTGTTTTTTAATATCAACGAATCTATGAAAAAATATGAAGGGTATTCTAATTTAACTTTAGAGGGCTCTATTGGTGAAATACCCGCTTCTGAAGAAGAAGTTTTAGTTCAAGATACATATCCTATAACTGGTAGAAACGGAATATCAAATAATAGCGCAAGTGATATATGGTGGCATTATCCTGTATTTGAATTAGGATCATACAAACAAATCACAAATAATGTTAGATACCCTCATAATCCAGATGAAGGAACATGTATGCCTGCTAGTATGTGTGGAGCTTTGTACCGGGATAAAAAAATAGGTTCAAATATTGTTACCCCATTACCACCTGTAAATCCTACGTGTGGAACTCGTGTAGGCTATTTTTCAACAAACAAAAACCTATTACCATTTAAATCAAATTTTCAGAATATTCTATACTAATCTATATTTCCGTGTTTATCTTTATAATCTTGTTTATTAGCAAACATCCTGTAGATTCGTTATTTATTACTGATGGACTTATTGTATCCCTTTTAATTTTTTTATTAGGTGCTCGGTGTGTATAACCAGTTATGCGCTCTTTCTCAATTATTTTCCATACATTTTCAAGTTGTAAAACACTGTTTTTAAACCATTCCTTATTTCTTAAAACTAAAACACAACTAAACACTTCCATCTTCCAATAAATAAATTTCATAAACGTATAGTTGTATTGACATGACTGATAGAGTGAAACTATTTCTTCTTCCCATTCCTGAATTTGGATTGGATGTATTAAATCAAGTGGCTTATAAACATAAAATGGGTTGCCTTCTTTAGTGTGAAAATAAATTATAATACCCTTTTGTTTGCCATCTTTTGCCAAACAAGTATTGTTATCATTAATTTTAATATTTTCTTCATTTAAATCATCATTATATGCGTTACTATCAGGATATTCAGTAAATTTTGTTTCCAGAAAGTCACACTCATCTAAATCACATACTTCCATTTGAAGCTGCATTTGAACCCAATATTCTTTTTTTGGAATGCCTGTTATATCACGACTAACCACATTTTTAATTTCTAACATACGACCATAGCGAGATGAACCCTGTTCAATAACAATACCATCCGGAGATGCACCTATAAATTTGTATATAGGGTGTTGAATACAACCAAAATCTTCTACTTTCGTTTTGTATTCGTGTTCATATATTAAAACTGTTAAAGGTTCATACTTTTGACCCCAATGTAAGGGAGTATTTGTATTCACCATTTTAATTTCGCTGTCTTCGTCATTGTTTGTTTTTAATGGTTGACATTTTTCATATATGAGCTGGTTAATTGTTGCCTGTGTTCCAAATGCTTTATATGCGTTACTCGCAGTGATTAAATTCCATCGAAACTGATACCATTCTGGAGTCCTTTGAACCGGTTGAGGAATTTCTCTAAGTTTTTGTATTTTTGCTTCAATCAAATTAATATCATCGTCATCATGTAGATAAGTCTCCGCACAAGGTTCAGATATCGACCTTTCAGGATGAAATGATGTAACGTAAATATCAAACACGGTTTCCAATAATTCTTCCAAATCATCTTCAACAGTGACGCAATTTTTGATATGCTCTTCAAACTGTATATTAAAAATATCTTGTATTTCATCAAAAAGAATCTCATTAAAATCTGGATCAGTTATAACATTTGGGTTTTCATTCATAAATTCATCCAATAAATGGAATGCTGTTTCCATAAATTCCAACGCATATTCTTCTGTAAATATGGTTGGCTCATCTTCAAATACTAGCGTATTTATTATATCTTCCAAATCCTCCAAATCATGTATCATTATATATACATATATCACAGTTTTTATATCTATTTAGTTTTCATTATCAGAAGATGAATCATCTCCACTAGTTTTTAAGGAACTCTTAACGATTTTATTTCTAACTGTTCCTTGAGTCTTTTTTGGGGCCAATGATTTTATTGTTGATACTCTTTTATCAATATTCTTTAAAGTAAAATGTTTGTTAGTTTTTGTAAAAGTTAAAGATGGTATTTCTTTTACAATACCATTATTTTTATCATAAATAACGTCTTTAACTCTTAACAATTTTTTCCTATCTAGACAATCTTTCAAAAAGGTTATTAGTATGTTTGCCTCTTCTTCGTCCAAATCTTTACTCTTTTTGTATGTCTCTACAAATTCCAATAGTTTTTTTGTTTTCACCGTTTTATTTAATTTACACCAAGGCTCATTTATATTATTATTTTTTTCGTCTTCTAAAAATTTTTCCAAGTTTGACATATTGTTTGAGAATTTGGTTTCGTATGATGGATTCCCGTTTAATAACATTGTTTTGTATTTTATATTTTTAAGCTCTATACATTCTTCTGTTTTTATAATTTCCGGTTCGGTTTCTTCTGTTTTCTTTATTTCTACTTCTTCCATTTATATATTTATAGTGTTATAAGTTTAACTCACTTTTACAAATATATATTATTTAATAACTATTTATATCATTTAAAAATAATAAATAATATGTGATATAATATTATATGGAGACATCCACTAACGAAAAAATAATAAATATACGTGGTACAAACAATAGATATATGATTAAAAAACTAACAGTGGATACTAAAAAGGAAAATAAAAAAAGGGTTGATAGCTTGGGCTGGAATTTTTCAGCTGAATATTTTACCTATTATAAACAGATTGAATTATTGAAAGATATATTCGCAAATAATTTTATTACCAATGATGATGCTGTTAGTAAAATAGTATTTCAACAAATAACCACCAAAATTTCTGGTTATAAACAACAAGACATATTAAAGAAACATTATGATTGTCATAAATTTGTTGATTTTAAGAATATAATTGTGAAATTAATTGAGTGTGACTTAAAATGCCGTTATTGTAGAAAACGAATGACTATTTTATATGATGTATCGAGAGAAATGACCCAATGGTCTGTTGACAGAATTGATAATGATATGGGTCATAATAATGATAATTATCATTTAGCTTGTTTAGACTGTAATTTAAAAAGAAGAAGGCAAACGGATAAAAATTTTTTATTTACAAAACAACTATCTATTATCAAACATGGAAATTAATTAAGTTTATTAATAGTATTTATTAAATACTATTAATATATTATTATCGATATGGAATGGAAATGGACCAAAGGAGAACCTTATGAGCGTTCTAGAAGAATTATTGCCTCAAAAGACACCACTGAAACAGACGACCATAGGTTTAGTAAAGATATCGAAAAATCCGCGTATTCATCTTCTTTAAACCATGATGAGAATACATGGGAAATTTTGAATCAAGAGGTTTCTACTAACGGCTTTCAAATCTCAAACAAGAGAGAAGATTTAGATACAAAAATATCAGATAGACAACTAGTTCAACAACGGGGATATAATCCGTTTTTAAGTCAAAATAATTACGCGGATGACGTTTCTGTAAGTGACCAATTTTTAAAACCAATTAATACTACTCAAGATAGAATTAAAACATCTACTCAATAATTTATTATTAATGCACGCTGTTTAAACACATAGTATGTAATAAACGATTAACGAAATATGCTAATAAGGTGTTACCTAATAAGGCAACCGCATGTAAAACCATCATTAAATCTAATTTCTTAATATTTTTAATACCAAGAGCAACCGCCAAGATAGCAGATGTTACAAACATAAAAAGAAAGAACATTGACAAAATTTGGAAATAAATGCACCAATCTTTATTTAAAGGACCAAAATAAGCATCCATAAAATTCGACATATATATATATATTTACAATATTTTATTTCTCTAAATTAATTATTATCTATTGGAAACAACTTAAAAATTTTATTTAAATTACTCATAATGAGTTCTTCTACAAATTATACAACGCAAAACGAATTATTATTAAATAACTTAATGGACTTTTACAAAAACGAGAATATCCTCACTAAAATGCTAAAAATTATTACAGGCGAATCTAAGATTTCACTACGAATTGTCGACTGGTTTGCAACAAATTACGCAAAAAAATATTATACATTATACACAATTACAGATAGTAGTAGACGTTTTAAAGTTTATTTTGATTATAAATTAAAATTAAAGGCTTATTCTAAAAAGAGATTTGACCCTTTTTGTCGTTGGGACCGAATTAGTATTCCTTATAAAGATGAAACAAGTATTGAGACGACTATCGGCCAGCTTAATTTCTTTAAATGGGCTATAGAAAATGATGTAATAAAATACATCGAAGAAAACTATGATATTATAGAGAAGGACATGAACAATAGAAATAGTACATCAAAGCGAAAGGAAACTTTATCTGATAATTCTAAAACAAGAAAGAAGAGGGAAGAATTATCTATTTCGGCAACAAAAAGTATTAAAAAAGAAGAGGTTGAAATCGTTGTTAAGTTTAATTAGCTACTTAAATAAAATAATAAATTATATACAAAATTTTATTATTTAAAAATATTATAACAAATAAACAAATGGGAAATTCACAATCAAATATTAAAATCAACTATGAGGATATTCAGTATGTTATAAAAAATCCGGAAACACATGTACTAATAAATACTTTAAGTGATACAGAACAAGAGTGTTTAATTCCAACTACAATTAATCCAAAAAAAGAAGAGGAGCTAATTAATAGTTTTATACAAACTGGGAATAAACAAGTTAAACTTGTTATTTATGGCAAAAATTGTAATGATGACAAGTTGTATAAAAAATATAGCCAGCTGTGTAAACTCGGGTTTTACAATATTTATATGTATACTGGAGGAATGTTTGAATGGCTTACACTACAAGATATTTATGGAGACAAAGAATTTCCTACTACAAAAAAAGAACTAGATTTGTTACGTTACAAACCAATAAAAGTTATGAACGTTCATTTATTGAAATACTGACATAATTAACTATTCGTGTTTTTATTCTCATTTCTATTTCTGTAATTCTACATAATCTTTTATTGCGATATTCGATAGCTCATCTGCTCTACTATTTTTATTCCTATAAATATGAGTAAAATATATCTCATCAAATTTACTTTCTAATTCTTTTGATTTATTATATAAATTTAATAAGGACTGTGACTTTACCTGATATAACCCTGTCATTTGATTAATAACAAGCATACTATCTCCTTCCACCATTAAAACCTTAATATTCATTTCTATTGCTTGCTTTAGTCCTATAATTAATCCTGTATATTCAGCATGATTATTTGTTATTTTTTCTCCAATAAATAAAGACGACGCCCAGATTTCTTCCGAACCTTGGTAAATTACAGCACCTGCTCCTGCTAATCCTGGGTTGCCTTTGCTACACCCATCAAATTGTAATTTAAAATCACCTGTTACATGTTTTTCCGGATGAATTATCTGTGAAATATTAATTTTTTTAAAAGCACCTTTTATTTTTGGAAACATTCTTACCACAAATTATATAATATATATTAAATTATTTATATTAGTTACAAGTTCAATTTTATTAATTAATATATTTTATATAAATTAATATAAAGAAATGTTATTTCTAGTTTTGCTTTTTTCTCTTTTTACTGGCATGCATTGTGATTCTGAATGTCCCATTGTAACATCTATTGGGGATAGGAGAAAAGATAATAATTCTTTAAGATTGGTTCAATATAATGTTGAATGGTTATTTATTGATTATTATAGTGGCGCAAATTGTCCTGGAAATGGATGTACTTGGAAAAATCAAACAGAAGCTGAGACACACTTATCATATGTATCCAAAGTTATTAAGGACCTTAATCCTGACATAATAAATTTTTGCGAAATTGAAGGCTGTGATGAACTTAACATGTTAAAAGACTATTTGGACGATAGTTATATGCCTTACTTAAAAAAAGGCACTGACACAGGAACGGGTCAAAATGTCGGTATGTTGACGCGAATCGACCCAATTATAAGCTTATATAGAACAGAAATGAAATATAATTATCCTATATCTGGGTCAAAATGTGGTTATAACAGTTCTATTTCTTCAACTGGAGTGAGCAAACATTATATTACTGAATTTGTATTTAATGGACTTAATATCGCATTTATCTCAGCACATTTAATCGCAATACCAACAGACCCAGCAAGATGCTCTCAAAGAGAAGCCCAAGCATCAATACTACAAACTGTAATTTATGACTATATTAGCAAAGATTATGAAGTAATAATGCTAGGTGATTTTAATGATTATGATGCTGAAGTTTTAGATATGAATAACAATGAACCTACATCACACGTTCTTGACATTTTGAAAGGAAATGCTGGTGAATATATGGGAAAATATCTTTTATACAGCGCAGCAGAACAAATTGAAAAGGATAATAGGTTCTCTGATTGGTGGGATTCTGATGAGAATTGTAACACTGCTTCTAAAAATGATTATTCAATGATAGACCATATTTTAGTTACTGATTCAATAAAAAATAATATAAATAGTGTGTTTATTTATCACGGTTACAAGGAATACTGCGGAAAATATAATTCAGACCATTATCCAGTAGTTATTGATTTGATTGTCTAAAATAAATTTTGTAAATATTCTATGTCAACTAACGCTTTTTTATGTAATAATGACGATTCATATAATGCGTAATCTGTTGTAAATAAATTATCACTTCGATACTTAAGTGTGCGTTTGTCAAATAAATCAACCGCTCTTCTTATAGCTTCATCATAATTTAAATTCTCAACCATCTGACCATAAATTATACATCTATCTACATCATATGATGTTAATAAATCCGCTTCTCTAACAATATTATATGCTAGTTGATATTCCTTCAAATCTGGATACCCATTTTTTTTTACGGTTGAGTATGACATAGATGAAATTATTTTTGATGAAATGTCCAAATCTGTTTCGGTCATAAACTCGCTCATATATTTTTTCATATTATCAATCCCTTTTTCTTGACTCATATACTTTTTGTCACACATATCGTGTAAAATTGCCGCGGAATAAATAATTTCTCTATGAGTTTCTAAATATGGAAATTTTTTAACCTCCGAATTGTAGATTTTATTAGTTGTATGAAAAACATCCATACTATGTTTTAGAGCATGGGATTCGTCGATATTATATAGTTTACTTGCTAGTATGACGTAATTAAATGCGTGATTTACTATATTTGCTAAAGACACCATTATTTAATTGAAATAATAAAATTATCTAATTTTAATTCATTTTTATTTATTTGTCATTCTTTTATTTGTCATTCTTTTATTTCTCCGTGTTCTTTTTCTAACCGTTTTTTTAATAGCCCTTTTCGTAAGACGTTTTTTATATCTTCTTTTCTTTGAACCCCCAGTTCCTTTACTTAAGGGATATGTATATTTTGGTTGATAATTTTGTTCTTCTTTTTCTTTTTTTGGTTCCCCTAATGTTTGTCCCTTTAATAATGTATCATATAGCGCATCAATCTGTGATTGATTTAAGTATGGTTTATAAATATCATTAATTTTGTTTTTAAGTCCAAGAAAAACGAATCTCCTTACCAGAGACCCAGAAAAGGATTCAGTAGGAATTGTTTCTATAGACAAATTTGCTAATTGTTCGTCTGATAAATTTTTATAGGTTGACATTTCTGGTCTGTCGGCTGCTTTTCCATCCATAGAACGAATATTGTCGTCTTTTAAATAATACGAGCTTGTCACACTATCAATCAAGCTTACTCTGTCGTCTCCAACAAACATTATTAAATTAAGGTTTTTAACATCTTTAAAATCCTTATAAATTATATCAGATAATGTTGAAAATGTTGTAGGTTGTCTAATACCTGGTGGAGTAGGAGTATTAGAAACGCATCTACAAATTACTTCTATATTTGTACCCAGCTTCTGCTGTAGTTTAGCAACCATTAAATCAATTACTTCAGTCTTATAACTCAGCTCGGGCGCATTCGGATTTTTATCACAAGGAATAGGATCTTTACTACTGTTATTTGTTTTTGATAAAATTAAAAAAACTTTGGGTACATTTAATCTTACCGCTTCTTTGATTAGATGTGTAATAAGTGTCAAATGTCCTGGCGTTGGAGGATTCATTCGTGCGATAGTAAAAATAATGGTGTTCAAATTCTGGGGTGAATTCATCTAATTATATATTTATTATATACTAAATTATTTATTTTCAATCAATAAATGTCTTAACATTATTTATCCATTCCTGCAATTTAGTTGTATTTTCGTATATATCCACATTTCCATCAATCACAAGTTGATTATCACAAACGCATGTGCTAGAATTTCTATCTAGCATTTCATTGTGATACTTATCGCAGTTTGTTAAATAATCTAAAGGTATATTACTTTCGCCAGTTCTTGATCGTTTTACTATTCTATTATGACACGTTTCAGGCAAAGCATTCACATATATAACCTTGTTAACAGGAAATTCATCAGCAAACGTATCAAACCACTTTAAATATATTTTATAATTTATCAGCTCGATATTACTAGATTCGTATAACATTTTTGCGAATACCATTTTATCGGTATATAAACTTCGTTCCGTAATAATAATTGCGCCAGGATTATTTTTAACAGCTTCTTTTAAAAGTGAGAGCCTTGATATATAGGCCATCATCTGAAACGGAAAGGAGTACTCTTTTTTGTTACTATAAAACTTTTCTAACATAGTTACCCCATTTTCATCCGTGATTTTTTCCCATTCGTCCACAGGCTCTTTTAAAAATATGATATCAGTTCTATCTTTTAATGTTTCGCGCAAGTTGGAAAGCAACGTTGACTTTCCTGAGCCAATATTACCCTCAATAGAAACGATAGTATATCCAGTACTCATTTGTAGTATGTTAGTTAATATCAATTATTTAAATTATTTAGTTTCAATTTTAAAAAAAATTGAATTTTAAATCAATTTAAAGAGTATTGCATATTACTTATACTTAAACCAATAATGGATCTTAAACAAAGAAAGCTTAATAGGTCTGAATGGGAATCTATTGAGGTCCCTGTTTCGAAGGCTGAAATAGATGTGCTCAAACTTATTATTGATGGATATCATAATGTGAATATCAGAGTAAATACAAATAAATCTATCTTTACATTCTTAAAAATAGATTATACTACAAAAATGGAGGAATACTTATACAATAAATACTTGCGTGAACGAGTAAATAAAATTGAAGGACAGATTATTTTGATAGACCCTCTTTATAAAAAGATAGAAGTTGACGGAATTATTAAATTAAATTCAATTGATAGAGTTCGACTAGAAAGAAATGATGAGACCTCCATTAAAAAAGAAAATATTTATGAATTCTTACTTCTCACACATATTGAAAAAATTTTACAATACAAAAACAATAATGAGAAGCTGTTTACATTTCATTATTTTACAATTTGTAAACTAATTAAAAATAATATACAGCGGTTAAATAGTCATATTATAAACTTTACAAATAAAGTGATTGAAATATTTGCGGACGACATTGAATTGAGTGTTATAATTGAAAATGCCGTTGATTTTATCGAGAAAAACGAAAGTCTTCTTAAATACAGTGACATGGTTTTATACGAGCACCAGAAAGAGATTTTCACTGTATGCAAAAACAGCAACTCTAAACTGATATTGTACATGGCCCCTACCGGTACCGGAAAAACGATGTCCCCAATCGCTCTGTCAGAAAAACATAAAATAATATTTGTATGTGCGGCCAGACATGTTGGGTTGGCATTAGCAAAGGCTGCTATTTCAGTTGGTAAAAAAATCGCTTTTGCGTTTGGTTGCGCTAGTGCGGATGATATTAGACTACATTATTTCGCTGCTAAGGAATATACTACTAATAAGCGTACCGGTGGGATAAAAAAGGTTGATAATAGTGCTGGAGAAAATGTTGAAATTATAATTTGTGATATAAAATCATATTTGCCGGCAATGTATTATATGTTGGCTTTTAATGAAAAGGAAAGTATTATTACATATTGGGATGAGCCAACTATTACTCTTGATTATAAAGAACACGATTTTCATAAAATTATCAGACAAAATTGGAAAAAAAATATTATCCCTAACGTGGTATTATCCTCGGCCACTTTACCAAAGTTAAATGAGCTAGTGGAAACGATACCTGATTTTAAGAATAAGTTTCCCGGCTCGGAAATCTATAATATTGTAAGTCACGATTGTAAGAAGTCTATCCCCATATTAAATAAAGATGGGTATGTAGTGCTACCTCACTATCTAAGTGACAATTATGAGGAAATCCAAAAAATCGCGACACATTGTGATAATTATCTTACACTACTACGATATTTTGATTTGAAGGAAGTAGTTGAGTTCATCAGCTATGTAAATAAAAATAATATGGCGAATAATAAAATGATATTAGGTAGACATTTTGAATCGTTTAACGATGTTAATATGAAAACTATAAAAGTTTACTATGTTAAACTGCTACAAAACATCGACCCAGTCCATTGGAATACTATTTACACGCATTTTATTGGAACTAGAACGCCTAGAATTGTTACGAATGAAACGGTTGACACAAAGGGTTGTAAAATTATAAAATCTAGAAGTGTTGGACCAGGCCTAAATGTATTTGGGCTCGATAAAACATCAGAACTATCAGGCTCACCTTTAACACGATTAGCTAGCGAACAAGTTTTAAATTCTTCCAACGCAAATCAAAAGCCTGTTGGAACATCTGGTGCTTATATTACTACAAAAGATGCGTATACGCTAACAGATGGACCTACAATCTTTATTTCAGATGAGGTAGAGAAAATTGCCAAATTTTGTATTCAACAGGCCAATATACCATCTTTGGTTATGGATGAAATTATGAAAAAGATTGACTTTAATAATGTATTGAACGAAAAATTGGCATTATTAGAAAATGATTTGGAACAAACAAAAGAACGGGCAGAGAATTCTGTCAAGAATGAGGTAAATGTTAAGAATCAAGGTAGCATTGTTAGCGGAAGAAATAAATCCTCAAAGGATATTAAAAAATTTAATAGAGAGTCGTCTGGAGACGATATTGCGAACAAAAGTAATATATCTAAACTTGCTGCTGAAATTACATCGTTAAGGTCTATGATTAAAAGCGCGACATTGAATGATACATTTGTGCCTAATAAGTCTCGCCATATAAAAAAATGGTGCGATGGGTTAGATACAACGGGTGCGTTCACGAGTGATATTGATGAGCGTATTATTAGCGAGATTATGTCGTTAAATGGAATTAACGATAGTTGGAAAGTGTTATTGATGATGGGTATAGGTGTATTTATTAACCACGATAACATTAGATATACCGAAATTATGAAAAATTTAGCTGACGAACAAAAACTTTATTTAATTATCGCGTCAAGTGATTATATTTATGGAACAAATTACCAGTTCTGTCATGGATATTTGAGTAAAGACTTGAATTTGACACAAGAAAAAATTATTCAGGCAATGGGTAGAATTGGCAGAAATAATATTCAACAAACATATACATTGCGTTTCAGAGACGACCAACAAATTTTGAAACTATTTACATCTGAAACGGAGAAACCTGAAATTTTAAATATGAATAGATTGTTTAATACGCGTAAGGTTGTTTGGGAGAATTCGCAGTATATTGAAATTGAAGACGATATCGAATACGACAATGAGGAAGATGAAGACGAAGAAGAAAAAAATGTTACTGATTATGATGTAGAAGAATACTAACGAAAAATAGTAATATTTAATATTTTAATGGATTTACTGTTTATATAAATATTATATAAAGCCAATACCTGAAATTATTATACATAAATGAAACAATTCATAAAAGTATTAAAACAAATATATCACCCAGTATTAACTCCACTATTAATTGGAGCAAATTTACCATATTTAATAGAAGAAAAGAAATATGAGACAATTCCATTAGTTATTATTTTTCCAATCAGTTACACTGGCTATATTTGTGCGAAGAATGCTTACCAATTTTATAAACGCAAATTGGATGAAAATGAAATTGAAAAGCCGTAATTGGTCCAGTTTATCTATACACATTTTATGAATTTTATTTTTTTCGATAAAATTCCTAAATTTATGAACCATTTTTAACGACGCGAACTAGATTTTTTACGGCGATGACTTGTTTTTCGGCGGTTCTGTCTAGACTTATTTTTGCGTGTTCGGCTACGGCGTGATTTACGTTTTCCACCACTTTGAACAACATCATAATCTTTTTTTAGTTTTAATCCCTGAACAGTATTATACGAATTTGGGTAATCGGGGTCATCATTTAAGGTAGGAATGGGTTGTCCCTTGGGGTCAGATTTGGATACAATATACTTTACAATTTCTGTAGATTTTTTATCAAACGCTGACATTATATATTATTATATTATATTATTTTCGTTAAAGGATGCTTTCTCCTGTATATTTTAAACCTATTTTTTCGTTTAAAATACTTATTTGCTCTTGCAAATCATATTCAATTGGTAGTACCATTTTTAATCCTAATCTATTGCCATCCACTCTTTTTTCAAATACTAAATGTGATTTCTCTCTTGTAAAAACTAAGGAAACATATTTTGGTAGATTTAGTTCTTCTTTTTCAGGATAAATATTATTTTCTAAATCATCTACAACTTTATTTGCTTGAGCCAGCTTGTCTTCAATTGACACTTTGGTGGACTTTGTAGTAGCCCATGGTTTATCTAATTTGGGATGTTTTTCTATCTTAAAAAACTCCCTCTCTTTTGTTTTTCCCTTATCATAAAATTCACGATAATAAACTACATATTTTCTTAACATGTCTTGGGTCATTTCATCTGGTAAATCCCGGGCGTTATGTTTTCTATCTCTCTTTGTTCCAGGCATTATTCCCTTTGAGTTATTTTGTTGTTCGTTTCGAGACGCAATTCGTAAATTATCCCAAGTGTTATTTAATGGGTTACGGTCAATGTGGTCAACACTAATACTTTTTGTACCCTTTCCATTTCCATAACATCCAGTTATAATTTGATGAATATTTAATCCAGTATTATTCCAGTGGGCTGAGATATAACCATTTGCTGCTTTCCAAAAGGTTAATTTTTCACCATTATTGGTTTTCTTTTCAAAATCTAAAATTTTTTGATACGCGGTTTCGCATAATTTACAAATGGTATCTTTTTCACAATACATCAATAAATATTCTTTACCATTTTCATTAATTTTCCATAAAGGATTTTTCATCATATTTGCGGTTTGTCCTGATTTTAGAAAATGCCCTGGAATATGGTCGATTACATTATAATTCTCGGAAACATATTTATGGTGTTTGTGAAATATATCTACATTACATCGTCTCATATCAAATTTATTATTATTCTTGAAAATAGGAATAGTGCTTTCAAAGTTGTCATTAAATATAAAATGTAAATAATTTACTCTTTTGTAATTATAACCAAAAGAAGGATAATCATTATCGGCATGAATGTAGTGAAATGTTTTACCAGAATTAATAATTCGGTCTTTATCTTCAAAATCAAGTAAGTACTCTTTATTGTTATATTGAATAGTGTTACACATTAACTCTCGGTTTGTAGAATAAATAGGTTTCATGTCTAAATTATGTGAATTCATGATGTCATGAGGAGAAGTTTCAATTTTATTATAAAATGCTAGTGAAAAAGGGACGTTTTTATCCATATTATAATGTATATAATATAGAATTTTTAAGTTGTTTGGAATATAATATGATAAAAGCGAATAATTCGCAAAAGCATACCCAATCCGCTCAATTGCTGTAGGCTAACCCGCCCATACCGCTCATGATACGAAGAACGTTGTAGTTGGTGGCATAAACACGGACCTTGGCAGTCTTGGTACCTTCAACTGTTGCGTTTGAGAGCACAAGTTGGAGTGTGGCGTTATCAATTCGGGAGAAGTTGCATGTGCCGGAGGGTTGGTGCTCTTCGGGTCTCAAGGCGAAGGAGTACACGTTAATACCTTCATCAGGGGATCTAGTGTGGGCCTGGTAAGGCTGGACCCATGAGAAGTAGGAACCTTCACGCTCTGAGAAGCGGTCTTGGCCGTTAAGCTGGAGCTTGGCGGTGACAACGGGGTTCTGGCCCCAGCAGTGCATGTCGATGGAGGTCTCGGAAAGAACGAATGTGCCGGCATCAGAGACACCAGAGTTGTCCTTGTGGCTACCAGACTCCTGGAGCGAAGCAAGTACTTCGGCAGAAAGACCGGCAGGGAGAGGAATAGCATTACCTCCCATGTTGACCTCATTGTAAGGGTTGGAAGGACCGTTCCAGTATCCGGTGTAGTTTGCGGGGATATAAGAATCCATCGCGCCGGCATCTTGGAAAAGACCGCGAGCATCGATGTAAGCACGGGAGTCACCGGCAACAGCAGCGGGTCCTCCGAAAGCATGGATAGCATTGGGAAGAGCATCGATGGCATCGGTGTAGTTGAAGGGTTGGGCACCGAGAACCTTGAAGAGGAGGGCATCGCAAGTCAAGGAAGAGCAGTAGTCAACGTTTTGGTCGGGTTGGACGACCCAGACGAGCTCCTTAACGGGGTGGTTGAAGTTAAGCTTGATCTTGTTACTGGAGGATCCGACAGACTCATCACCAGTGAATTGGAGTTGAGAAATCAAGTATTCGTGGGGGTTTTGGGCCATTCTGCGACGTTCGTCAGTGTCCAAAAACACGTAGTCAACGTAGAGGGACGCAGCAACTAGAGATTGGTTGTACGCGATGGTGGCGGGGACGGGGCGACCAACGGAGTATTGGCCGGCGGAAGCAGGGTTGGAGTAAGGGTTTGTGTTGCAGTTCAATGTGGTAACAGCCCACAAGCACTCATCAATAGGACGAATATCAAGGTTAATCTTGACCTCGTGGTATTGGAGAGCGATTAAAGGAAGGGCAAGACCGGGGTTGGTGCAGAACCAGAATTGAAGAGGAACGTAAAGGGTTGTCTCGGGAAGAGCGTTGCGGGGAGCGCAAACTTGGCGAGGAGCCAAGGAGTCACAAGGAGACTCCACATCAGAGAAAGAGGGATCGGTGATGAAGGTGAGTTGGGTGGTGTTACCAATCATCTTGAAGTAACCGCGTTGTTGTTCGGCAGTCATGGTAAGTTGGTTCCAGATGTGCATCCAGTCACCATATTGGCGGTCAATTCGTTGACCTCCAATTTCGACTTCAACTTGAGCGATGAGTTGTTCACCGGGGAAATCTAACCAACGGGCATAAACACCGGTGTTCTGGCCGGTTGTGTAGCTTCCGAGACCCATAAGTTGGTTGATCTCAGGAAGTGTGACTTGGAGATAGGTGCGGTAAGCCAAGTCACCGTTTCTGCTGATGACACATTGAACACGACGTCCGAAATCGGCTTGTCCGTTGAATGTTTGTTCGATTGATTCAATAGCAAAGTTAGTATATCTGCGATAAGTAACTTTCCAGAAAGTAATTTGAGGATTACCAGTAAGGTAAACATCTTGAGCGCCATAAGCTACGAGTTGCATTAATCCACCTCCCATTATTATATTATTGCTAAAGAAAAAAATTTTTTGAATTTAAATTTAATTAAAATATTTAAATAATTAAAAATATTTTAATTCCCTTAAAAACCTAATCTATAATTTTATTTAAATCCAAGTTGGTCTTCATAAATTTTAATAAGTATGAATTATCGATAATTTCTTTTTTGTTTTCATGGTTCTTGGTAAAAACATATGAATCGGTTCTTTTTTTTACAGTCCAACCTTGTTCTATTGAATTAAATAACAACAACATTTTTTGAAATTTAATGGCGTCTACTTTTAAATTGGAATTTTCTAAATCTTTTAAAGATTCTAAATTAATTTTGAGGTCCATATCTACTTAAAAAAAAGAAAACTATTGCGTATTTTAAACTAAAATTAATTCAATGTACCGATTAATTGTTTTCTATAAAATCTGGAATAATGTACTTGTTCGTCATTCTTTAATTTATTTAATGTTGTTTTTACAATAGCGCCATCATTATCAGAGTAATAAATATTTTTAATTTTATAACCCTTTTGGTACGGTATAATACTCATATTTTGTATACAATTAAAACAAGGTTTGCTTTCCTGCAATTTGTTTTGTTTTGAAAATCGTACAACTAACATATTTATAGATTCTAATTTTTTTTTACATTTTAACGGTTTTAATTTTAATAAAGCACTATGTTCGGCGTGTACACCAGGGGTTTTGCCATCTATATCACCTACTTGATTTATACCCATACTCAATACATTAGCGTTCTTTCCCTTTTATGACGCACGCGATATGATTATAATTTCCATTTCCACAATTACACGTTTTAATTGTATTTTTACCATTCTCATAATTATCAATGTTACTAGTAGACGGTAAACAAAACCGCTTCAGAAACATCTTATCTAAAATTGTGAAATACATTCTTGTATTATTAGGCATAAGTTATTTATATTTATATTGTAATAAAACATTTCAATTTTTTTGTAAATAAAATTAATATATTATATATTTTGTCTGTATTGTTTATTAAATAAATAATTTATAATTATGATAGAAAGAATTACATGCCAACTTTTAAACCAAAAACAACTAAAAAGATTAAATATAATAAGAAGACATCTATAACGCTTGATGGAAAACATAAAGAATTTTTAAATACGTTTTCTAAAGAGGAAACTGATATAATTCCAGAATTAAAATTAGAAAAAAACATTTTAAAAAATAACCTACAGAGTTGCAATGATAGTTTAACCATAGAACAAAAAATGGATATACAAGACCGAATAGAAGAAATCAGAAAAGAAATTATAGAATTAAAAAACAGAAAGAGGGAATACTTTTTAGATAATTCAAAGTTTATTTTCGATTATTTTGAGAATAAAAAAAATATTTCCGAAGGAGGCACTTCTGTAAGGGTTTCTGATAAAAATAAAATACTTAATTGCTTTTTTAAAATTAAAGATGATCCTAACGATGATATAACTAATCAAATAAATCAGAGTAAAAATAGTAATATAGTTCAAAAATATTTGAGTAACATTGATGACGCATTTTTAGATGTTAATACGTTCATTTGTCAAACTGACATTTGTAAATATTGCAACAAAGGTGAATTAATACCCCTTGAGGACGAAGGAATTTTAATATGTAACACTTGTTCAAGAAGCATACCATATTTGATAGAAAATGAGAAACCATCATATAAAGAACCGCCAAAAGAAGTTTGCTTTTACGCGTATAAGAAAATAAATCATTTTAAAGAAATACTGGCACAATTCCAAGGAAAAGAGACAACTCAAATTCCGCCCGAAGTCATAGAAAATATAAAATTACAAATCAAAAAGGAGAGAATTGACTTGACACTAATTACAAATAATAAAACAAAAGAAATTCTTAAAAAATTGGGCTATAATAAATACTACGAACATATACCATTTATTAAAGATAAGTTAGGAATTAAACCTCCTATTATGTCTCAGGAACTCGAGGAAACGTTGTGTAACCTTTTTATTGAGCTTCAAGCACCTTATTCGAAATTTTGCCCTGATGACCGTGTGAATTTTTTAAATTATTATTATACCGCATATAAATTATGTGAACTGCTAGGAGAAGATAATTATTTGCCTTTCTTTCCAATGCTAAAAGACAAGGAAAAAAGAATAGAACAGGACACTATTTGGAAAAAAATTTGTGAAGAGCTGGATTGGGAATTTATACATACATTATAATTTCTCTTCATTATTCGTAAACTCCCCGAATAATTCATTCGCTTTTTGGATTCTGGCTTCTGTTGCTTCTTCTATAGTATTAAATGAACCTATATGAATTAATTTACCTGATACTCGAATTCGCGCCATCCATTTTTTATACTGTTTATCAAATATAACCCCTTTCACTCCAGTTGTATTATTTTTATACATTACAATATTTCTTCTGTTCTCTTGATGTGTGGCCCATCTCAAATTAGTAAATAAATTATTCAGTTTATTATTATCTATATGGTCAACATAAGGTTTGTTTTCTGGATTTTCAACGAAATATAAAGATACCAATCTATGTATTTTTATATTTTTCTGTTTACCATCTTTACACAGACTTATATAATAGTATTTATCGGTTTTCCCTTCTGTCGGCTTTAAAATTCTTCCAGTGTTTTTATTTCTAACATTTCCAAAGTTACTTATTTGATAAGTATTTTCATAATCAATTATATCTTTGTATTCTTCTACTATCTCGCCCATTTAAATATAAATACAAATAATGGTTTATATTTAAATCAATTTTAATTTGTGGGGTTATACATTTTATGTTAGTTAATATTAATTATAATTTAAAAAAATTGAAATTAATATAATACATTTGTGTTTTATATAATTGTAATAATGAACCCTACACGTGTTCTTGATATATTTAAACGCGTATATTTGACACCCGTCAATGTCCCTTTAGGACGATGGAAAAGTCATAATCATGGACAAACTATTCTTAAAATTAAATATGCAAACGAAGACAATTGTGGCATTTCTGGCATCAATTATATAAATACCCCGCAAAAACAAACAAATAATGAGATAAATAATGAGATAGATGATAATCTATATATATATTTTATGGGTTACGAATCAGTACATAAGTAACTGGTATTTTAAATCTTCTAGGGTTTAAGTCAATTTTAATTTATGTGGGTTTATAAGGGCTTAACTTCAACAGATTTGTGTTATATATGGAAAAATTCGGGTCATAGCAATTGGACCCAATATTTTGTCCTCCATTTTGTTTAGAATCATAACTCAAATTCGGGTTAAAATCTGAATCCCCTAATTTATCAACATTACCTCCACGCTTATTTTTACGTGTTTTATTTTTACGTGTTTTTCTTTTAGTTTTTTTAGATTTACGTGTAATTCGTTTTTTAGATTTGTTGGATTTCTTTCTTTTTGTTTTTTTACCGCCGAATGAAGTATCTTCCATTGTTGTATTTGCGGATGAAATATTAGATGTGTCTAAATCCGACAGATGTAATGAATCCATGTCACCTGAATCTGAATCCGAATCATAGTTAACAGGGGGATTTATATTGCCTATATTTGGTTCAGTAAGACTCACTCTTGTTGTATTTAACGAGTCTTCCATTCCGTCCTCAAAATTTACATCGACGTTGTCATTATCATTCTCTTCATTTATCTCGTGAATGTCATTATCCTCATCACCATCTCCATAAATTCCTGAAATATCTAAATCATTTATATCGTCATTATTTGAACCACCCTTGTGTTTGTAATTTTTTTTACTAGCTTTGCGTGCTGGCTTTTTAGCTTTGCGACTGTACTTTACCATAATATATTACCATATTAAATATATTATGTGAATTTGGATATTATTGGGTATAAATAATTTAAACTATTGTTTCATGTTACATCTTAAAACCCTCCAGGGAATCTCACCAAATTGGCGCCTATACCGAATCCAGCACCAGAGCGAGCTCCTACACCCATAGATGGAACGTATGTATCAAGGATACTAAATGTGGCGGCAGCGGTTAAAGCAATCAACACAATTTCCTCAACATTCAAGGAACGTTTAGGGATGGCATAAGCAGCAATAGCTACCATTAAACCTTCAACAAGGTACTTAATGATTCTCTTGACAAGTTCAGCAACGTTAATCAAACCGTTCATTATATTAAATATTAAGAAAAAAATATATATTTTGCGATAAAAAACTTAAAATTAAATCATTAAAAAGAGTAAATGGATCACTCTAAAGAAACCCCCGCCGCGAAGACTTCTAGTTATGAAAGAAAAACCGTTAATGGTAAGAATAATTCTAAATATGTAGATTTATTGGAGGAAGATAAGCCGCTCGCAGGACAAAAGTTTGTGTGTGTTTCTTTTGTTTCCCCTGAAAATATTCTTAAACAAAAACAACTTTTCTTTTTTGAGGAATTCCTAAAGAAGTGGGATTTTAATAAATCAATGGAAAAGTTCGTTCAGTTTTTGAACTTTCTTTCATTTAAGTACAACATGTCATTTGATGATATTACAAATGACTTTAAAGATTTTGTAAAAGATGAGAAGGAAGCAATTGCTAAAAGTAGTATGGATGACGATTATAAAACATTTATTGATAACCACGAGGAAGAACTCGAAAAACAATTTGGAATCTCATATGGTTTCCAAACGAGCACTCGTGGATTAAAAATTCGCGGATCGTATCCAACAATGGAGGAGGCTGAATTAAGATGTAAAATGTTGAGAGAGGTTGACCCTAATCATGATATACTTGTCGGACCTGTTGGCATGTGGATGCCGTGGGAACCCGAGGCTTATAAAACGGGTCGTGTTGAGTATTTGGAAGAGGAACTCAATCAATTGATGCATGAGAAGACTAAAAATGAAGCAAACGCTAAATCTTCTTTCGACCAACGTGTTAAGGAAACTAAACAAAAGGCAATCGAGGAAAATATTAAGAATGCTGAAAAGTCTGGTAACGCTTTAACACAGACAATTGATAAACAAGGAAACCTAATAGGTGTAAATAATGCGAATACCCAAGAGTTTGGTCTTAAGGAGAAGGAAAATATTTCATCTGCGGACATTTGTATGGAATTGTTTGAAGGTGATAATATTGTGGTTGGGAAGACAGATAATGGACGAAGTGAATTGGTTAGCGGGCCTTTTGCTAATAAAAAAACGGATTAATAAAAAATTGATTTACTTTCACATTTTAATATAAATTTCATTATATTAAAATGAATACCAATTTAGATAAGACAAATGATATTTATTATACATCTATAGTATTAGATAATGAATTTAAAGAATTGATATATAAGCAAATTAAATACGCGCAAAATGTATTTCACGCTCACTATCTTCCAAATCTTACGGTATATTCGTGTTATCACGCGCCATTGGAAACATATTTTAAGCAAAAATACAATAAATCTCCAACTAAACCAGACAAATTAGCATTTTTATTATTATTAACATATCCAGTTGATATAGTAAGAAATTTTAACTCTGTTAGAGATATAAAACTAAATTTTGGCTCTGAAAAAAGTGATTTTCAAATTTACGGCGAAAAAATAATAACAAAAGATAATACGAATGATTATGAAAATGATGATTTTGATGGTGGATTTGTAAATACATGTATCTGTTCAAAAAGAATTCAAAATATATATATTATTCAAAACAAAAATAATAATATTACAGTTCAAGTTGGATGCGATTGTATTGAAAAAAATGGGTTAGTTAGTCCAGAAGAAATTAAAATCCATAAAAAAAAGATTGAAATGCTACTTGAACGTGAAAAAGAAAGAATTGAAAATAAACCTGATGGATATTATGAGAAATTAAGACAGGAAAATAAAAAGTTAAAGGAAGAAGAAAAAAATAAAAAAAAAGCAGATAAATTAGTTGATAAATTAAATAAATTAAATGATAAAAAACCGGGTGGATATTTAAGCAAAAAATGTTATGCTTGTGAATCTGACAGTATTTTCAAACTGAAACCAGGAAAAACAGAACCAGAAGTCGTTTTATGTTCTAGGTGTTGTCCTCAAAAATATATTGAAAAAAAGCAAGTCTTCATTAAGGAAATAAAAAGTCTTATACCAGAGTGTGTAAAGTGTGAAACAGATATTATTTGCACGAAAAATTTATGTTTGGAATGCGACAAAGTGTATATAATAAAAAAATGCAGATTGTGTGATGACGACTTTATTGACCCCCATAAAAGTAACGATATATATTGCGACGTATGTGATAAAAAATTAATAAAATGTATCGACTGTAAAAGAGATATATTGAAAGATTCAACCAATAATACTAGGTGTAACAATTGTAATTATAATTTTATTAATAAAATAACTGTAAAATCGTGTGAGGGTTGTGGCAATAAACTTACATTAAAAGAAAGTGAAAAATGGCGAACATTTTGTAATCATATATGTCGTTCTAATAGTATACAATTAAAAACATGTCTGGATTGTGATGCCCCATTTAAAGCGACGAAGAGCGAAACTTGGATGATACGTTGTAAGGATTGTCACAAAAAAAACAAAAATGTGGTATAATCGTGGTATAATCGTGTTAGCTTTCGGGATATTTACTTTAAATAAAACTATAATAATGATTTTTTATTAAACTCGCTTTACCAAATTGTAAAGCGAGTTTTACCACTTACTAGTCTTTTTGATAGTAATTTTTTGCCCCGCGCCGCGCTTTTTAGCTGACCCAGGGTCATACTTTTCATCCTCATCATCTGAATTCATGCCCTTGGATAGTTCCCAGAACTCTTTTGAGCCTAACCTGAAGTCATTATGGGAATCTGCTTTATACCAGAATACCTGGTCTTGTAATTTATTGGATTTTGAGTTATTATTAATAACCAAACACTCGAAATTTTCAGTACATTGGTCCATCACCTGACAAAAGGATTCAAAAGTCGGGAACATTCCCGCATAATTCTCATATATTCGTTTTCTATTTGCGATATAATTCTCTCTTAAAATAAAAACATAGTCGATATTTGTTCTCAATGTTGGCGGAATACCCAACGGATATTGCATTGTGATGATTAACATGACCTTCCAATGTCTCCCGTTCATGAACAGCAACCGCATCATCTTATCTCTAGTCCATGTAGCATCATACAAACAATCATCTAAAATAACGAATGCTCTCGGGTCTATTGTGCTTCGTTTATATGACTCCATTTCTTTTTTAATCTGTTTTAAAACAGTGCGTTGTCGTTTTAAAATGTTCTCAATAATCGCCGTATTATATTCATTATGGACGAACAATTTAGGCACCATTTTCGCGTAGAATCCGTTACCTTCTTCTGTGCCAGAAATAACAGTTCCAATTGGTATTTCTTGTTGATAAAAAAGTAAGTCTCTCACCAAGAATGACTTACCAGTATCACGCTTCCCAATTAAAACAACAACGGGTCCCTTATTTTCATTCGGTTTGAAACTAATACTTTTCATATCAAATTTTTTTAATTCTAAAGTCATTTTACTTTATTTAGAAATTTATTTTTTGGTAATTATACGCAAACTAATTAAATAAGATATAAGATATAAATTATAAGTTAAAAACACATATAATTTATATAATAAGTAGCTAATGATGATTGATATAAACTATCAAAAACGAAAAAATTTGGAACTTTTTAAAAGTTTAGAAGAACCTGATTCTCTTTTTCTCTCTAAAACCCAAAATTATATTCCTATTTATAATAAATTTTTCACGTTAAACGATACAAATTACAACAATGTAAATTTAAATCATAAATATTATATATCAAGTGTAAATAAATCTAATGAAGACAATAAAAATCTGTATAATTGTCGTATCAAAAATATTAACAATACAAATAAAAACAAAGACAAGAACGTGTTTTTTAAAATGGCACCATTATTAGATCCATTCAAGTATTTAATTGGAAAATATGATACATCTGATTCAAATCTGTTAAGTTTACCTGGTATTAATTCCGACGAAAATACGTGCAACTCTAAAATTTTAGATTTGAATAATTCAGCATATGTTGATGGTTTGTTTGTCTTTTTAAACAGCTATTTATTACACGAACATAATTTTTATCATTGTGTTGATTATTATGGTTCCTTTCTTGCTATTAAAAATAATTTTGTATTGAATGTTTTTGACGACATGGATTACTTAAATAATTCTGACTATTTTAATAAAAACAAAAACGTTTTGTTCAGTATTGACGATTACGACCACCTATTTCAATTTAAAAACGAATCTACAAAATTGAAGCCAATTAAAATTCAACATAATTCAACCGCAAAATCAAATATTTCTATTAATTCTTTAAGCAATGATGTATTTGAAAATATTTTTGATGAAGATAACACATCAACTGAAGTAGCTAATTTTGAGTCAGACCTAATTGTTATGGATATATGTGACATAAATATTAATAATAACACAAATGAACCATCTGATGACTCGACAAATGAAATTCAAAATAATGTAACTCTCAAGTCAAATTCTACTTGTTCTTCAAGAACATCATATACCCTTGATGGAGAGGTTGAAGATGATATTGATGATTGTGAAAACTGTGATAACCACAAAAACGGGGAAGATACCGATGAGGATAAAAACGAATGCGCTGATGATGACGACGACGAAGATAATTGGGAGGACGAGTCAGATATAGAAGAGAGAATAGATGTAATTATACCAAAATTTCCAGTTCAAGTAATTTGTATGGAATACTGCGAGAATACATTCGACGACCTTATTTTATCAAACGAATTAACAAATGCCGAATGGTACTCTGCTTTTATGCAAATTATTATGATTTTAATCACATACCAAAAAGCATTTTCTTTTACCCATAATGATCTCCATTCGAATAATGTTATGTATAATACTACCGACAAAAAATATATATATTATTGTTATAAAAAACAATATTACAAGGTACCTACATTTGGAAGAATTTTTAAAATAATTGACTTCGGAAGAAGTATTTATAAATTTAATGGTAAATTATTTTGTAGTGATAGTTTTAAATCAGGGAATGATGCCGCTACGCAATATAATACTGAACCATATTTTAATGAGAAAAAATCCAGACTGGAGCCCAATTTTAGTTTTGATTTGTGTCGTTTAGCGTGTTCTATTTACGATTATGTTATAGAGGATTTTGAGGATGTGAAATATCTTGAAACTTGCGACCCAATTAAACGTTTGGTTTTTGAATGGTGTCTTGACGATAAAGGTATTAATATGCTGTATAAAAATAACGGGGTTGACCGATATCCTGATTTCAAATTATATAAAATGATAGCTAGATGTGTACATAAACATACTCCACAAGCACAGTTAGACAGACCGGAGTTTAAAGCGTTTTCTAATTTTAAAGGAGAAGTACCTAATGATTTTATAGATATTGATAAAATTCCTGTATATAACTAACTGAAGTTTTTGTTAAATTATACACCTTTTAACATTTCAAACACCGATTTATATAGAATAAAATATAATTATATTCTATGAAAAATAATACAAAAAAAATAAATAAAACCAACAAAAATAAAACGAAAAAACAATTTTTGTATAATCCTAACAATCCTAAAAAATCATTTGATGTATATATTGATAAAAACCCAAAAGACACAATACATATAAAATATACAACCTTAGAAGATGTTAAAAATACTATTGATAAATTAGAAAAATTATACAAAAATAAAAAATATACACATAAACGTATATGGCAAGTAGGAATGATTTTAAAAGTTCGGTTACAGGTATTACAACGCACAAAACCAAAACAATATGCTTTAGCAAATAAATATTTTAAATTTTTAGGAAAAAGAACAGAATTGAGTCAAGCAGAGAGATACATTATTCCATTTGAATATTAAATAACACCGGCGTTTTAACTGTAAAAAGGTCTAAAATTTACATATTTAGAGTTTATAAATATTTTATAATAGTATTTTATAATAGTATTTTATAATAGTATTTTATAATAGTATTTTATTATAAGATATGGACACATATGGGTTTATTATTACAAGACATGTAAATTCAGAAACTACGAATAAATACTGGAATAATTGTGTCAGGTGTATTCGGAGGTTTTACCCGCATAGAAAAATTGTAATCATCGATGATAACAGCAATAAAGAATTCTTAAACCCATTCGCAAATTATATAAATGTTGAAATAGTTGAATCCGAATTTCCTGGACGCGGAGAATTATTGCCTTACTATTATTTCTTAAAAAACAAATATTTTAATAATGCCATAATTATTCACGACAGTGTATTTTTTCATCGCAGAATTAATTTTGAAAATGTTATTGGGTTCAAAGTAATACCATTATGGCATTTTAACCCTGATACACTTGATTTGGACAACACGATTAGAATATCAAGTAGACTAAAAAATTTCGGTTCAATTAATGACAAATTGGCTTTAAGCAACCCGGTGTTAGGGTTGAATCATTTAAAATGGTACGGATGTTTTGGTTGTCAAACATTTATAAATCACAATTTTTTAACTTATATACAAGAAAAATACAGTATTACAAATATGATAACTCAAGTAAAATGTAGACCAGATAGATGTTGTCTCGAAAGAATAATGGGTGTCGTTTTTTTTACAGAAAATGAAAAAATAGTTACTGTCAAATCACTTTTGGGAGACATAATGTTATATCCTCAAAAATTTAGTTATACATATGATAAGTATATAAATGATATCAAAGATAAGAAATTACTACATCCAATTGTCAAAGTATGGACCGGTAGATAAAATAAGTTATGTTCGCGTAACAAAACTTATTTTTACACTTTTATACTCTAAATATAAAATCTAGAATTCAGGATTATCAGTAAAAACAGGTGTAGTCGTAGCACCACCTGTTTGAATCATTGGATTTATTTGCTCTAAAATAAAATAACCAGAAACCACACTAAAATATACTAAAAGAGCATCTCTGATTAATAATTTTAATGGCTTATTTTCTTTTTCAACAAATCTCATTTCAATAAATTTTGCTATTAGAAAAATAACAGATATGATTCCCGCTATTATAAATATATTATCCATTTAATTTACTAAAGCACATTCTTATTCCTATTTTTACGCAATTTATTCTAAAATTTCAATATCATCGATCAATAAATCCGGCAATAAATTTATTCTTGGTTCATCAATAACATGAATATCTAAATCTCCTAATTCAACACTTTGGTCTGATATGTTTAATTTAACATTATCATCATCCTCTTCATCCGCCTTTCTTTGCTCTGCTCTAATATTACTTATCTCTTCTAACCGTTCAATACTTTTTGGTGCAGACATGGATGTTACACTCCCATCATCTTCTTTCATATAATCTATATCATCAAAAGTTAATCTACTACTGGGTTCATTTGTTGGTGTAGGCGTAATTTTAGATACAGATGTATTTTCTGATGCAGGACCAGCTGCAGCAACGTTTTGCTTTATAGGCTCATCAATAATTTGTTCTTTTATTTCCTCTGTAACATCTTCTTCTACAGTTTCGTCCATATATGCCTTTAAAATTGCCTCAACCGGAATACTTTCTCTCAAAGTATTTAAAATAGATTCTTGAATAATTATTTCCAATTCTCTGTGATGCTTTTGTATTTGTAAAGGAGGAATATTTACTTCAAATAAATACACATTTTTGTATACTTTTCTTGCTACATTAATATAAACCTTATGGATAAAATCATCGAGTTTTGGAATATTAATGTCAATTTTCTTTTGTTTTTGTCCCACACGCATAGCCGTTAAGATTTTTAACTGAATTATGTGAACACATGTGACAAGGTCTTCTAAATAAGAACACCCTGACTTCTCGCAAATTCTTTTCTTTTCTGTCTCAATAATTGTAGCATTCCATTTTGGTATTCTAGAAATAAAATTTTGAAATGTCATTAAATATTTATCAGGTTCGTTATTTTCCTTACATAATCTAATCGCTTCTTCTAAAATAGATTTATAACCATCAATTACCAAAGGAGTCAAAATTGTTACTAATCTGGCACCCCATTCGTTTTTGGATTCATGAAGCGAACTTACATTAAAATCATCCATTTACATAAAACTTATATTTTCTAAATACAAATTTGAACTCAAAAATACGAAATTTAGGATAAATAATATCAACAACTTTTCGTTTCTAAACTCCTTTCTAACTCTATTAAATAAAATTATTAATTCATATCTTTTTTCCATAGTCAGTTGTGTTTCTAGAAATTTATGATTTTCCAATAAAGTTATTATATCTAACCCGCTGTACCCTTTCTCGTACAGTTTAGTACAAAACGCCATTAAGGTTTGGGTTGTTATGTTTTTGCCTATAGATTTAACCAATTCTTTTTTCAACCATTCTAGTTTTTGCGCCTTTATGTCCTTCATTTTAAAAACTTCATTCAAATTATGTTTGTAAAGATTGATTATGTTTCCGTTTATTATTGGCTCTGGCACATATATTTCACAAAAACGTGACAAAATTGGTTTCATTAAATTATATTTATCTTCCGCAATAATAAAAAATCTTGTGTTATGACTAAACAATTCAATACATCTACGTAACGCAGATTGGGCATCCATTGTCAATTTATCCGCATTTAATAACACTATACTTTTGAAAACATTGCCACCTTTTGAATTAATATGTGTTTTCGCAAAAAACTTCAGGTCTTCTCTAATAAATTTAATACCTTTACCATGTGAGCAATTTACATACATTACTAATGATTTGATTTTTTCTCTGTCGTTGTTATAAATTTTGTAAATAAAGTCGCTTACAATAGTTCGCTTACCACTTCCAGATGGACCATGAAAAATTATATTCGGTATCTTATAAATAGAATGAAAGTAATCTAGTTTTTCTTTTATATGTTGATGAATATTCAATATCATAATAAATCTACTATACTTTACAAGGTGTTTTTATATAATAATATAACGTATTATTATATAACTTATAAATAATTTTCTTGTTGTTTTCATGTTCCGGCTATTTTTGTTTTATACAGCGGTTGTTAGACTATGAGTATAAGGATTATTTTTAAAAGCGGTAAGAATATCTGGTTGTATGCGGTCACAACCAGCACATTCATTGTAGTATTGTGGTGTATTAATCGACCCATAAGTTTGTACGGAAGGAGGTAGAGGTGTTACTGAAGCCGCAGGATTCATTCTACCATCATATCTATTACAATCTTGTTTCCAACAATTCACATTCATTTGTTGATTAAATATTTGAGTACCACCTTGATTCGGGCGATTCTCAATTGTAGATGATTTAATATCATTGTTGTGTTGTTTATAAGCAGCATCATAATTCATGTCTCCATATGTAGTTCCGTGCCCTCCTGCGGAACCAATATAATCAGCGCTTGTTGTATCTCTTTGGGTTAAATCAGGAGAACTATAATTATTCACATACATACTATCTTTCTGATTATTAATATTAAATGTTGGCGAATATAATGTCGTTTCCTTTATAGTTGTACTTGTTGTATCGTTTGAATTAATAACATAACTTTGAGGAACTATGCTTGTCGCTTCTCCATAAATACGAACATTGTTAATTGTTTCATCTTTACGGGTTGGTCTTAAAATATCCATTAGAGGAGCTATGACAGCACCAAGCGCTCCACCAAACCCCCTCAATGTATCAGGTTGTTTTACAGTTGACCGTTGATTCTCGTAATTGGTGTGACTACGAAGAAAATTATCACCATCGGATGATGGACCACGACCCGACGCTTTCGAGTGATTTACACTACAAGTCATCGATTTTTGACGTTTACTTTGTTCAAAATTTTCAGGCACATACCCGGCCTTTCTATCGGCTGGACCAGCGGGACCTGTATAATCAGTTACTATGTCGTTTCTTTTTAGAATACCTAACTCTTGGATTGCCCTTAATGTTTCTCCTTTTTCAGCACCAGTTGTTGTTAACCACCTGTCTTGTGTATTTATAAAAAACGTATCTGGACGTTGTTTCTCCACTCGCCCTTGAGTTTGAGTAGTAGCAGAACTTTTTATAAAAGCATTTGCGGGACCTTCGTGATTTATTAATTCATATTCTAATTTTGGGTTCGTGTCAACTCTTAGTTGGTCCACAGTATATGGTAACCATTTGTCACGTGCTTCCATACCTGAATTATAACCACCTGTTCCATTCACAGAGTAGCCTTTATCTAATCCTGGCCCTACAAGCACAGAGTCAAATGGCTTCACATTATTATTTTTCATCGCAGGGTTTACACGTGATTGATAAAAATCACTGTTGTTAGGAGCACCATACGCCCACTGCATGTTATCTTCTGGTTTAAACAATGGTGCTTGTTCTATTTTCTTTATTGTTTGCGAACCAGAACCTATCATATTATCTAAAACCGATTCTGCTATGTTTACGTCATAAGTATTCCCTTTTACTTTCCCACCATTAAATGGTATCATATTGTTATGTTTGAACTGTGCGGATTCTAAATAATCACCTGTTAATGAAAATATTTGCTGTGGATTCTTGCCTACAGGCACATGATTCCTCACTTTATCTTGATACAAACTTTGGTTAAAATATTTATCCGTCGCAGAATTTGGATTATGATACTCTTGAACGGTATCTACTAATTGATTCAAATTCGAAACAGGGAAATTTTGTGGAGGAATGTTTGTATTTGGTAAATAATTCGGATTTGAACCCATAGTTGAGAAGTTCTCTTGTCTCATTTTTTGTGTGTTTTGATTATTCTTTTCATCATTGCACGATTGTGATGGTTTCTGATTTGATACTATATACATACCACCTAATGCTAGTAAAGGTATCGCTAATTCCATATTTATATATATAAAGTATTATATTTTTTATTTCATACGTTCCATAAAAGTTATTAATAATAATCTAAATAATTATATCGTGTTATATTTCATTTTATATTGTTCCTACTTTTGTTACATTTTATTGTTTATTTATGCTTTTTTTGAGGAAGCACACGAATTTGTTTGGGCACATGTCGTCGGACCTGCTACATACCCACCTCTTATTAGACTATAGCTCGCAGGTAACAGATTGTTCGATTCGTTAATCACACAGTCTCGTTTTGGAGTAAAATAATCTTTTTCTAAAATTCGTGTACTTAAATTATTCTGAAAAGATAAACATGTGTTCTCTTGAGGGTTCAAGGGAGGATAATACCAATCTGTCTGTTCTACATCTCGATACCACCAGGCAGGATTTGTTGCTCTTGATTCTTCTGTATACAAAGCACTACACGACGGATACTTTATTGCTTCATTTTCCACATAATAATGTTTGTAATCGTCTTTTCCTAAACAATCTCTACTTAATTGTCTATTTACGCCTAGAAGGTCGCTTTCTAAATTTATTGTATTTGTTCTTAGATTTGCGCCCCACTTTTGAATTCTTATTTGCGGGTCTTCCATGTAACAAGGATTCGCGCCATTACCAGGTACATTTAATATCCATCTTCCAGGGTCTGTTTGTTGTTGTAGTTGTTTTTTTGTTCTACACGGGTCATAATTAAATCTTGTAAATGCCATTATTATATATTATATTATATACTTTTTATTTGAATATAATAATTATATCCATAAATATGGACCGGAACCTTTTACTGAAACATCATTTTTATTCGGTTCGATACTATTAATTTCGAATCTCTTTCCATAAACAGACCAATAAAATTTACAATTTTCTCCATAAACAAAAAATTTGTTATTTATCACTTCCCCAACATTTAATACAACTATTGAACCCTTATAAATTGGGGTTATTTGTATCGTAAAATTTGAAGCTAATTTTTCAACATAATCTGGTAATTTAATTGCTGTTGAAATGTTATTCGTTATTTCACCAATTCCTCTATAATAAACTCCAGCCTCTGGACCTTCTAAACAAGCGTGTACTAATAATTTATTTGTATCTAATGGATGTTCAATTATAAATGATTTTGCGGTAGCGTAATTAAGCGTGTTCGTTGTTATATCATACCAAACACCATTGTTCGTTAAACCGGATCCTGTTTCGCTACCCCAAGAACCTGTAAATCCACCTAACCCGGATGGTCCCGTGGCACCTTGAGCTCCTCCAGCTGGGCCTGCTGGGCCTTGAGCCCCTGTAGGTCCTCTACAAGAACGTCCAGTAGCTCCTTGAGGTCCAGTTGAACCAGTGCTCCCCTGATAACCTACCGGTCCTACAGCTGGAGTACCTTGAGGTCCTTGGGCGCCTTGGGGTCCTTGCCCTCTTAAATCGCAGCATCTTTTTGAGCCTAAATATTGGGTATAGCTTGACATATATATATATTACTTTTTTTTTTAAAAGTATTTCCCTATTATATAAATATGACATTTACACCACAAGTTTTAACACAAACGGATAATAACAATACTATTACTTCTTCTACTGATGTATCATTTAATGGAATTTTTACCACAACAACCGGTTATAATACATTGATATTAACTATTTTAAGCACAACTGATTCACTAGCTGGAGGTATTCAAATACAATTTTCAGATGATAACTCAAATTGGATAACACCATATACAGACACATATTTTTCAACTAATATTTTCACTAAAAATTATTTACTAATTAAAAAATATTATAGAATTATTTATTATAATTCATCTCCAACTGGAACGTTTAGTATAACTTCACGTTTAAGCACTGATTTAGATAGTTCTATAATACAAAATACATCAATATCTGTTTTTGATAACAATACTGAAAATAGTCTAGATGCGTTTGCCCGATTAAGAGTTTCTTATCCTACTACCATATTAGATATCCGTTTTCCTGGACAAATTGATGGTTCCGCTAATTTCTTAAAAAATAATTTACAAATATCTAGTGATGCGAGTGGTTTATATACTGGAACTTATGGAAACTCTAAATTAACAATCAACGCATCTGGAGTTGGATACTATATAAGTCAAAGTAGAAATTATTGTGTATATCAACCAGGTAAATCATTATTGTTTATGGCAAGTGGAATAATAGACCCATCAAATAATAACTACACTACACGAATAGGATATTTTGATAATGTAGTTCCTTTAACAAATCCTTTAGTTGTTAGAAATGGTTTATATTTTGAATGCAGTGGAGGAATTATTTCGGTTAATATTAAAAATAATACAACAACAACAATAAGTCAATCAAATTGGAACATTGATAAATTCAACGGAACAGGACTTTCTGGATTAACCATAGATTTTAGAAAAACACAATTATTTGTCATGGATATGGAATGGTTAGGAGTCGGAAGAGTACGCTTTGGATTTTATGTTTATGGTAAAATTCAATATTGTCACCAAGTTACAAATATTAATATTCTAACCGAACCTTATACAAATTCTATTAATTTACCCATTTGTTACTCTATACATAATAGCACAGTGGGAGGAGGTTCATCAAATAATTTTAAACAAATCTGTTCAACTGTTATCAGCGAAGGTGGGTATGCTCCGTTAGGAAGACCATTCTCAATATCAACTGGTTCGCCAACCTCTGTTCAAATAGCATCTAATGTCGAAGAACCTATATTATTCTTAAGGGGAAATGTAAGTAATCCTAATTATTACCATCAGAATATAATACCATCAGGCTTATCAATGATATGTTCAGCTACAAATGATTTGGTTTTATATAAATTAGAATATTTTCTAGCTGGAACATATACAGGCACACAACCAACATGGACCAATGTAAATAATAATTATAGTGTAGCTCAATACGCCGGTAATCTTTCTTCAGGATATAATAATACGAACGCTATTACATTAGACCAAGGATATTTTTATGGAAGAGGAACAAATACATTTTCATCATTAGGAGATGTTTTTACAAGTCAAGTATTACAACTAACCTCAAATATTACAAATGATTCAGATATTCTTGTTTTAACTGCCACTTTTGTAGCTAGTTCAGGTACAACAAATGTTTTAGGAACACTTTCATGGCAAGAGTTATATTAAATTATTAACCATTTATCGGTTGTGTTTGACATTATTTGAATCGAAGAATAATCAACTACTATTGTTGCGGAAGATTGACCTTCAATAGTATCTGATGGTGTAGGTGTAATTATTAAATTATTATTTGAAAGTTGTCCTGCGCTATCAACAATATTATGTATTCGTTTTTGACTATTATCTAAAGTAGATATTGATGGCAAATTTATAGTAAGAGGACCATTTGTTGTATCTACTTGATAAACATTATAATAACTAGGGTCTGATGTAGATGCTGGAATATTAAAACCTGTTCCTCCTGTTACTGATGTAATTTGTGTAATTGTATAATTTGTATAAAAATTTGGTTGAGCTGGGCCTATAGTTCCTGTAGCACCTTGAGCTCCTGTAGAACCTTGACTACCAGTGGAACCTTGCGAACCTGTAGTACCTTGCGAACCTGTAGTACCTTGCGAGCCAGTAGAACCTTGAGCTCCTGTAGCACCTTGAGCTCCTGTAGAACCTTGAGCTCCTGTAGAACCTTGCGAACCTGTAGCACCTTGCGAACCTGTAGCACCTTGCGAACCTGTAGCACCTTGCGAACCTGTAGCACCTTGAGCTCCAGTATTTCCTTGCGAGCCAGTAGAACCTTGAGCTCCAGTATTTCCTTGCGAGCCAGTAGAACCTTGAGCTCCTGTAGAACCTTGCGAACCTGTAGCACCTTGCGAACCTGTAGCACCTTGCGAACCTGTAGAACCTTGTGAGCCAGTATTACCTTGTGTGCCTGTAGAACCTTGAGCTCCTGTAGAACCTTGCGAGCCAGTAGAACCTTGTGTGCCTGTAGAACCTTGCGAGCCAGTGGAACCTTGTGAGCCAGTATTACCTTGTGAACCTGTATCGCCTTGTGAACCTGTATCGCCTTGAGCCCCTCCACCTGGACCAGCGGGGCCAGGAGGGCCTTGAGCCCCTGTAGTTCCTCGGCATGAACGTCCTGTAGCACCTTGATATCCTTGAGACCCTGTAGTGCCTTGATAACCAACTGGTCCAATAGATGAAGGTCCGATAGAACCTTGGGCACCCTGTGGTCCTTGCCCTCTCAAATCACAACATCGTTTTGAACCTAAATATTGAGTATAGCTTGACATTTATATAATTATATAATTATATAATTTTATAAAATTAAATCATATTTTATCTAATTATTAAATCAATTTAAGCAACTAATTTTAATAATCTGTCTTTGTCTACATTATTGTAATCAAATAAATATTCATCACACCATTCTGTATTTTGATTTGTTGGAGACACATATAATTTCTCTTTTTTACAGTCTTTACCAATATAACCATTTACAAATAAAGCATCTTCCGGTATTACATAAAATTTCCCATTTTTACAATTTAACCAATATAAATCATTATCACCTTCCTCATAACTTTTGTTTTTACATTTTCCATCTACTCTACAATCATATTTTGTCAAACTAAACATATATGAATTTACATTATCATGAATTATTGAGCCAACTTTTTCTTGAACTTTTTTATTTCCTATCATAAAGTCATAAACTAACCCTTCCATAATATTATTCTTAAATTTTATAAAATTTATTTTACTTTCTCTTATTTCACGATATTTTTGTTCTTGCTGTTGTGATTTACTAGTTGGTGTATCTAATATATTAAACTCAAATTTCTTGATTAATGTATAATAATAATTTAATTTCTCAGTCAATGTTTCTTTGGTTACTTCATATTTATTATATTTTGATTTCTGCGCGATTCCAATCGTTTTTAAACCTTTTACTTCTTCGTAAGGAATTAACCACATTTTTTTATCTTCATCACAAATACATAATAGTAAACAATCATCATATTTGCCATTATTTAATCTAAAATAATATTGTTCTCTCTCTGTTTTTTTATTAGTAGTTTTTACTTGAATCCCTAACCATAAATCTTCGATTTCTTCGAATTTTTTTATAGCTATATCAGCTTTACAACCGTCAAATGATTTAATCGTTGTAAAATATTCTCCTATTAGCTCTTTAAAATAATTAATACCATTCAATTCTTGTAATAAATTATTTTTATTTTCACCAGTTCTTAGTTCTTTTAATTTTAAACCTGTATTTTTATTAACACATTTTGGACAATTTATTCCTTGATTTAATGTATTAAAATTTTTATAACTTACATTATTTTCATGTCCACAAGAAGCATTATATTTTATTTTACAATTATTATTTTTATAATTTTCAATAAATTCTTCTTTTGTCATTGTTACGATACAATTTTTGTCTTCAAATTTTTTTACCACATTTTCATACGTTGGTATTTCTAGAGCACAATTTCTACATTTTATTCCAATTCCATTTATAAATTCTTTTAAAATTATATAATGGGTATGTCCACAAGAAGCGGTATACTCTAATTTTCCTAATTGATTCACATATTTTTCACTTATTAAGATACATTTGTGCTGAATAAATATATCTTGAACCTGGGCATATGTATATCTAGTAGGCATATCTTATATCTGCTTATCTCTATATATTCTTTTAATAAATATAATATTACTAAATCAATTTTATATTATATTTTTACATTGGAAAAATGCGTCCTACCAAATACTCTTAATTTTGTTACGATATATGGTAAGGGACTATGACGAGGGGAGCGGTGCGAGGCAGAGTTTTATCTCCCCAAGACTAGCAACATTATATTTTACAACCAAAGGCAAATCGTTTTCCAAATAAACTTCAATTTGAGAGCAAAGATTTGTACATTTAATAAAATACCCGAGGTTCTTTAGAGAGAATTCGCCCTGAATTACTTTAGAACTATCTTGCTTCAAAATGAACCCCATACTTCCATCAGATTCGGCACGATGAATTTCAGCAGATGCGAATTGTCCCGAACATTTGAATATCAATTCATTCCCGACGGACTTGATTTCTAATTTATCTGAAATACAAGACAAATCGCGAATGATTTTTTGAAAATCGGCAGAAGGCAAGTTAATGATTGATGAGAATTTAACATCAGGATATTGAAGCTCCTCAGGTTCAGGTTCAATCAATCTGAGTTTTTGCGTCTTGCATTGTTTAATCTCTCCGTTCTCAAACTTCAATGCTAGATGAGAAACAATTCCATCCACATAATCCCCATTTTCAATATAAATAGTCAAAGTATCATCATTGTCAATAGAATTAATCAATTTGAAAAGATGAAACATGTTTACCCCAATAATAATTTTTTCCTTTTTACATTCATAAAACTCAAAATTTTGTGCTGCTAAATAGAGATGTGCTAAAATGGTATGAGATTTATCCATATTGATAATACGAATCCCATCTGGCTCAAAAGAAATATTAGTTTCAAGAAGAATGTCCTTCAAAGCAGTCATCAATGTTCTAAACGGCGCGATTTGAACCGTTTTTATTGTTAATACATTTCCATCTATTAAAGAAGGTTGCGTTTGATTTTTTGATTTGTCAATAAAGTTAGACATTATACTTGTTTTTAAATTAAATCTTTAAATACTTATGGATTGAAATATTAAAAATAAAGCTTATTCTGTTAAATTTTAACTTTAGGAACCCTTCTAGTTCCAAATCCATATTTCCTTTTTGCTTTTTTAGCCAAGGTTAATGCCTTTGAATTTTGTTTACATCCTTTTTCTAAAATATTATAGTCAACCGCTGCTGCTTTTCCTGATGTAATAGCGCTTGCTAATCTTGCTATACCCCATGATTGCGCTGTTTGATTTGGTCTTGAACCAGAAGAAAAATAAGCACCTTGTCCTTTTTTAATTATTTTACTCAACGCAGTTTTAGAACAACCTGTAGCTTTTGCTAACGCATTTGTAGGCCCGATTTTGTCTACTTTATATATTTTTTCAGCGTTTATTATATGTTGCGATTTTTTAGACTTGAATGATGAGACGCGTTTTCTAGTATAGTATTTACCTTTTTTATAAAGTTTTCTAGATTTTATTAGTTCTTTCGATTGTTTTTTTTTATCTTTTCGTGTTAAAAATTTTGGTAAATAACGTAGATTAATTCGCATATAATATTAGTTAATACTTTAATACTTTAAAATTTTAAATATTTAAAGGATTCATATTATACAACTTAGTAGAATGTCTGATAATACAAAATTACAAGAAAAATGGTTTAATACAATAACGGAACTTTTTAAAAAATATGAGGATAATGATTATATGGTACAACGTATAAATAATCATATCGTTAATTATTTACCACAAACGTTAGATAATGAATTTAAAAGTTATAATAAAAGGCAAACACGCAACTCCTTTTTGACAAATGAACAACAAATTTTTATTCAAGTTTTTTTAAGTAAAAACCAATATTTTTATTTACCATACAACAATGTGTTTTATGAGTATAACGGGAAAAATTATTTGATAGTAAAAGAAGACGACGTAATACATAAACTTCTCTCGAGTATTTCAAAGGATAGAGTGCTTTTACAATGGAAACATAAAACAAAAGTTAACATTATAAAACAAATCAAAGAGAGAAGTCTTTTTAGCTCCATCCCAGAAACAGATACAATTCAAAATGTGCTCAACGTCTTATACCCATCTATATTTTCTACGAAAAACGCAGCTAAATATTTTTTAACCATTATTGGAGACAATATTTTGAAAAAAAATGGTCATTTAATATTTTTGGTAGGTTCACAAATGAAAAAACTTTTACAAGAGGTAGATAACATAGCATTCGCTTCAATATGCAACAGTAATACAACTCATAATTTTATGACAAAATATCATGAAAACCATTCTTTCGAGAATTGTCGTCTTATAAAGTTAAACGAAAATTATAAAAATGATGTTTGGCGAGACATTTTAAAAAAAATCGGGTTGGATTTACTTTGTGTTGCCGTCCATTATTCAAAGCGTTATGAGAATTCCGATAATTTTATTGAGAATAACTCTGATGAAGAATATAAAAATTATGTATATTATATAAAAAATACAACCCAAAATAATATTGTAAATGATTTTTGTAATAAATATATCATTCACACTTCTGATAATAACAATAAAATAGAATGGAAAAATCTTCATTTCATATGGAAACAATTTCTCTCTAGTTTGAGCCTTCAAAACATGATTTATTCTAACACTCTAAAAAATATATTGAAGGAAAAATTTTATAACTACGACGAAGGGTCGGATTCTTTTATCGGTATCACTAGTAAGTATTTACCAATACAAAGCAATTTTATAAAGTTTTGGGAGAATACAATTACTGTTTCAACCACCGAAAGTGCATTATTTTTTGATAATGAATTGGAAGTAGATGAATTATGTATGTTATTTAAAAAATGGTGTAAACAGAATAGCGAATTGTTAATGATAACTGGAAACATTTCAGAAGAAAATATTATTAAAATATTGACACATTTTTTCCCGTTTATAGAAATTATTGAGGACAAATATGTATTAAATATAGAGTGTTGTTTGTGGAATAAAAATGAGGATATTAATAATTCGTTTGACTATATTAAAAATCAAATAAAAACAGAAGGCAAACTTACATTAGTATCTTTTGATGACGCGTATAATTATTATTATAAATATTGTAATATAAATACACACAAGTCTATTGTTAGTAAACGTTATTTTGAAAAATATTTGTACTTTAAATTGTCGGACTATATTATTTATGAGAAATTTATTGATCCCTCCTGGGTTTTTAATTCATAAAAAGAATAGCAAAATTATAATGTTATTACAATAACATCATTATAATTAAATTAATATTTAAGCTGCGTTACCCGCGATGAATTGAAGGTCAACTCCGCTTGTTCCTACACCCTTTCCATCGAAAGAAGAAGGGCTTAAAGCGCTCATTCCACTTCCTCCTCGGCGTCTGCGGCGTCCTGCTGATTGGGTGGTATTCATGTTTTTAACAGCAGCAATCTTCGCCATATTGCTTCCACTTCCCATTGTACCCATGGTTCCACTTCCCATTGTACCCATGGAACCATTACTGGCCATATTACTCGCACCTCCACGCTTTGATTTTGTCTTTTTGTTTAGCTGAACGTAACCGAACACTCCTTTTTTAGTTCCGAACCCGGCTTTAACTAAACGATTTTCCTTTTTTGCGGTAGCATGTTTTGCTCTTGAAACAATGCGACCATTTTTATTTTGTAGCAAGTCGTTTTTTGTTAAACCTCCCGAGGTTTTGTAAGCGGTACCGTGCCACACTTGGGCGCGAGTACCAATTAACATTTCGTATGATTTGCTCTGAACAACATATTTACCATTCGCACTTCTTGTAAACCGAGTCATTATAAATTTATAAGAGAAAATATATTTTTATCGAAAAATAATTTAATTTTGTGTCATATTACTAAATGCCTTTATACCCGAGATGACCATCTCATATAGTCGGTATTAAATGTATTATATGATTAAACGCAAATTATGATTGTTGTATTGCCGTGCAAAAATACCCTGTTCTTCGGTGTTTTCTTGATTTACTCCTTAATCTAACGCATTTATATTTTATTTTTTATTCAACATGTATTTTTTCTATGGTTTCTGATTGAATGTCTTATTATAACGTATTACATTAAAATCTATTTTTTGGAGCGGAACCACTTCCGCCAGGCATTCCTTCAGCACGCCCTAGATAATTAAGACTTAGCGGTTGTCCTAAATAAAAGTTCCCGTATTGTGTTTTGCCTCCTAAACTGGTTTTAATTATTTGTGAGATTCTTGTATTATAACTAACTCTTGTAGATGCGGAATCTGATCCAATAATATTTTTGTCATATTTCTCATTAACACATAAACATTTCAATTGAGACGAATTTGGGAAACGTGCATTATATTCCGCTACATAAATAATCATTCTACGAGAATTTGATTTATTTCCTGGACTAAATTGTGATTGAGAATACATATTAATATCAATTATTATTATTATTTTTATTTTCTTTAAAATAAAAATTGAAAATATTTAAATAGAATGGTTTCATATATAATAATAACACAATGGCCTCCACTATAGAATTAGACCTCGCTAACAAATATCAACAGAAGACTGATAAGCAGCATATATTGGATAATCCAGATACATATATTGGTTCTGTCGAGGTCCTAGATTCAGACCTTTGGATTTTAAACAGTGAGGGTACCAAAATAATTGAGAAAAATATTAAATATATACCAGGTTTATTTAAATTATTTGATGAAGGAATCGTAAATTGTCGTGACCACGTTGTTCGTATGACGCAAGCTATTTCTAGCGGTCAAGAAAATTGTATTCCCGTTTCAAATATTGATATTTCAATTGGTGATGATGGGACTATTACAATGTTTAACGACGGAAACGGCATTGATATCGCCCAGCATCCAGAACATAAGATTTGGATTCCTGAAATGATATTCGGTCATCTTAGAACATCCACAAATTATGATAAAACGGAGAAAAAAATTGTTGGTGGTAAAAATGGGTTTGGTTTTAAATTGGTTCTTATCTGGTCTACACATGGTTCGGTTGAAACAGTCGACCATATTCGAGGACTAAAGTATTGTCAAGAATTCAATAACAACTTGGACGAAATTTGCAAGCCATCTATTACAAAATGTAAAACAAAACCATATACAAAGATTACTTTTAAACCTGACTATAAGCGTCTTGGTATTAATGGCCTTACGCCTGACATTATTGCTCTACTGAAAAAAAGGACCTACGATGTAGCTGCTGTCACAGATAAAAATTTAAAAGTAAAATACAATTCTACTTTAATCCCTATAAAGAACTTTTCGCAATATATTGATATGTATATTGGCGATAAAGCCAGCGCTCCTAGAATTTATGAGGAAAACGGAGATAGATGGGAATATGCCGTTGCTTTGACACCTACAAATGAATTTATTCAAGTATCGTTTGTAAATGGAATTCACACAGCAAAAGGTGGAAAGCACGTTGAGTATATTTTAAACCAAATAACTAGAAAACTTGTTGAATATATTGAGAAAAAGAAAAAGATTAAGGTTAACCCAAATAGCATCAAAGAGCAGTTGTTCTTGTTTATCAGATGTGATGTTGAAAACCCCGCGTTCGATAGTCAAACAAAAGATTTCATGAACACACCCTCCTCTAAATTTGGTTCTAAATGCGATGTTAGTGACAAGTTTATCGAGAAGGTTGCGAAGATGGGTGTTATGGACGCGGCATGTGCTATAACCGAAGTAAAAGAAAATAAGGCCGCCAAGAAAACGGATGGAGTTAAGAGTAAAAGTATTCGCGGCATTCCAAAATTGACTGATGCGAATTGGGCCGGAACCGATAAATCAAAAGATTGTCTGATAATCTTTTGTGAAGGTGATTCAGCTAAAGCTGGAATTATTTCTGGGTTGACGTCAGATGACAGAAATAGTATTGGTGTTTATCCAATGAAGGGAAAAATTCTTAATGTCCGAGGCGAGTCAGTGAAAAAAATATCAGAAAATAAAGAAATTTCTGAAATCAAAAAAATTCTTGGATTAGAAACTGGTAAGAAATATACAAGCATTGAAGATGTTTACAAAAATTTGCGGTATGGAAGAGTCTTGTTCATGACCGACCAAGATTTGGATGGAAGTCATATTAAAGGGTTGGGTATTAATTTGTTTCAATCTGAATGGCCTTCTCTTTCTGAAATTCCCGGATTTATCGGCTTTATGAATACGCCCATATTAAAAGCCAAGAAGGGTAATGTAGAATTAAATTTCTACAATGATGGTGAATATGAGGCATGGAAAGAGGAAAACGATACAAAGGGTTGGAAAGTTAAATATTATAAAGGGTTGGGTACCAGTACTGGTAAGGAATTTAAAGAATATTTTGAGAATAAAAAAATGGTTGGATTTCATCATTCTGGAAAAGAGAGTGGTGATGCGATTGATATGGTCTTTAATAAAAAACGCGCGGATGATAGAAAAGATTGGTTAAAATATTACGATAGAGATGCGTATCTCGATACTAGTAAAATCAATGTTTCTTATGAGGAGTTTATCAACAAAGAATTCATTCATTTCTCCAAATACGATTGCGACCGCAGCATCCCTAACTTGATGGATGGGTTAAAAATAAGTTTGAGGAAAATATTGTTTGCCTCATTCAAAAAAAATCTGACCGCAGAAATCAAAGTAGCACAGTTTTCAGGTTATGTTTCAGAACATTCAGGTTATCACCACGGTGAGGCTAGTTTGAATGCGGCAATTGTTGGAATGGCGCAAAATTTTGTTGGTTCAAATAATATTAATTTGTTATTGCCAAACGGTCAATTTGGAACAAGATTACAAGGTGGTAAAGATAGCGCGTCTGAAAGATATATATTTACACAATTGAATAAAATAACTCGTGCTATATTTCATGTTAATGATGATAACGTTTTAAATTATTTAAATGATGATGGGTTATCGGTTGAGCCTGTGTTTTATGCGCCGATTATTCCGATGATTCTTGTTAATGGTTCAAAGGGTATTGGAACGGGGTTCAGTACAGATATCATGTGTTATAATCCACTAGATATTATTAGCTATTTAAAGAGCAAACTCACAGATACTGCATCTGACATTAGCTTTATTCCCTATTATGAAGGGTTCAAAGGCAATATTACAAAAATTAGTGAGGAGAAATTCTTGATAAAGGGTGTTTATGAAAAAATTGGGGTTGATAAAATCAAAGTTACAGAGCTGCCTGTTGGTTACTGGACGGAAGACTTTAAAGAATTACTTGAATTATTAATTGAGCCTGTCCCTGGAAAAGACGGGAAAAAGGCGCCTTCTATAGTTAAAGATTTTGATGATATTAGTAAGGATACAAATGTGGATTTTACAATTACATTCGCAAAGGGAAAACTTGAGGAGCTTGAAAAAGCATGCGGAGACCACGGGTGTAATGGTCTTGAAAAGCTATTAAAATTATATACGACAAATACTACAACAAATATGCACCTCTTTGATGCGAAGGATAATCTTAAAAAGTATGAGAATGTTTCAAGCATTATTGATGATTATTATGAAACAAGACTTACACTATATCAGACTAGAAAAGATTTTATGATTAATGCTTTGGAACAAGAGCGGATTCTATTATCGAATAAAGCGAAATATATTCAAGAAAACTTGGATGGCACAATCGATTTGAGAAAAAAGACCAAGGCGCAAGTTATTAAGCTGCTGGAAGATAAAGATTATGATAAAATTGAGAATGATGATGAATATAAATATTTGACAAAGATGCCGATGGATTCAGTGACTGAGGAAAATGTTGAAAAATTGAGAAGGGATAAAGGAAATAAGGAGTCCGAATTAGAGACTATTAAAGGAACTACTATAAATCAAATGTGGACGACAGAAATTGATAAGTTCAAAGAGTTGTATATTGAGTATAAAGAAGACCGAGAGCGGCTCATGAATGGTGATAGTAGTAAACCAAAGAAAAAGGTTATTTCAAAGGGTCTTATTAAAAAAACACAAAAGGTTGTTGTTGAAGACGATTAAATGTAAAAACTATCTAGCACACTTGAAAATTTATTATTTTTTTTGTAAAGAATCTTATATTTATTTTTTTTGTAAAGAATCTTATATTTATATTTATAAATGACATTTATTCCTGCGAATTTAAGCTTTGTGACAGATGCTCCCAATAAAGTGTTTACAATTGTAGGACAAACACTTACTTACACATCAATGGGAATTGCCGCCAACGTTGATGGTATTTGGGCAACAGATAGAATATTTTACGTGTTTCTGGCTCCAACCGTATGTGTTATCTTTAAATTTTTCGATAACGGTAGAATTAACTTTGGCATGGTTCTAAATGTAAGTACTATCACGGCTGTGGAGGTAATATCTCGCGCTGAAAATATATTGTTGCCTATTATAGCTGATCCAGCTGATCCAGATAATCCAGATAATCCAGAGAATGATTCGCTCATGTCATGGACGGGAACTTTACAATCCACGACACTTATATCCAATATTTGTTTTATAGCAGGAACACCTATTACAACGGATCAAGGTAATATTCCCATTGAAAAAATTGATACGACAATTCATACCATCCGTAACAAGAAAATTGTAGCTATCACAAAAACGGTAACACAAGACAAGTATTTGGTTTGTTTTGAGAAAGATGCGCTAGGAAAGAATATCCCAAGTCAAAAAACGATTATCAGTAAAAACCATAAACTATTCTATAATGGCAAAATGAGAATGGCAAAAGAGTTTCTTAAGGATTTTTCCGATGTGACCAAGGTGAAATATACCAAACAACTCTTATATAATGTATTATTAGAAGAACATGATAAAATGATGGTAAATAATTTAATATGTGAAACATTACATCCGGAGAATGGTGTCGCAAAAGTATATATGGCTCTACAAAAGTTAGATACAGAAGACCAACAATTATTAATCCAAAAAATAAACGCTCACGTAATAAAAAATAATGTGTTCAATGGTAAAAAGGCGATTAAATAATTTATAAGATAAATATTCAAATATTCAAAAACTAATTCGTCGGTAAAAACCAAACGCCAACTTCCACCCAATAACACTATTAAAGCAGTAACGTATACCAAACTCTTACCTATAAATTTTTTGTTAGAAATAAGAAGAAGAGAGAAACAATGGTGTAAGTTTTCTAATCCTTAATATTATTTGATAAAACCTCCTGGATTTTATGGGCGTTATAAAATTCTTCACATTCAATAAATTTAAATAGATTTCTTATTTGTTGTGTATCAAACATTTTCTCAAATGTTATAAAATAACAAAAGTCCGTGTTTTCTTGATAAAATTTATAAAACTCATTATTCAGGTTATTTAAATATTTAAGCGAGTTTTTGTCATTTTTCATCCAACTACTCTGTGATTGGGCTTTAATGTTCTCTCTTATTTGAATTATTACCTTTGTTTGAGGAAATAATTCTTTAAATAATTTTACATATTTTATGTCTCCATTGTCGTATCTTATTTCTTTAAATCCCCAAATATTAGTCGTATCGGATTTTTTAAACAAACTTGTTATAAGTATTTTAATCATCGTAACTGTTTTTTGAAAGTCATATGAATTATACCACGCGGGTTTTACATTTTTGGAAATAATATCCTCATAAGAAGCAGGTTTTAAATGTCCTGGCACATAATTCGCAGTTGTATATTTTATTCTATGATAGAATTCTAATAAGCTATTTAAAGCACCATAATTCTCGCCACAAATATTACTATTTGGTATTGTATTAATTATCCTTTGCATGGTTGTAGAGCCTGACCGACCTGTAGCACATATTAAAATCACTTTATCCATATTATTATAACTATCAAAAAATAATTATAATATAACGATTGTAAAACTGCGGTGTTTAGAACCACCGCATTTAGAACCATGTTTTAAATTCGAGTTCTCTATCTGTATTATCTGCCATTACAGGATGTGCGATTGGTACAACTAATGTACTAGCATCATCTAAATATTTTAAATACCCCTGTGCTTCACTGTAAACTTGCTGAATACAATAGTTCAATACAATCTTATTTAGTTCAGAAACTTGGGATGTAACATTGTTTGTTTGGTTTGCGGCATGCTGCAAATATACACTTCGCATTATAATTTTGAGTGAATCTCCATCCTGCGGTCCAATCGTATATTGACCGTTTGACTTGTGATAAACTCCAGCTCTAATTCCATTTTGCACCATCTGAATATTTTGAGAAGAGAAAAATGCTCTAGATAAATTAGTGTCAGTCCAAAGCCCTTCTGTCGGATTCCTAAATGTAGCACACTGATTAGCAGGTATTTTATCATACATTTCAAATAAAGTAGAAGTATTTGGCGTTTTAATATCTACTCGTCCATTAGTTGTTTTATTCATTTATATTACACTTATAGAAAAAAATATGTATATTTTATATATATGGAAGGATTTCAAAAAATAGTTCTATTTTCAGCTATAATAATTTTAATTGTTGTTTTAGTAATTATTGGTGTTGTGTTGGTTAGCGTAAAAAGTAGCGAAACATGGCCTCCCATGGTTCCAGAGTGTCCCGATTACTGGGGTATAACTGGTTTAGATGTTTCTGGTAATAATATGTCAAAATGTGTGAATATTAAAGATTTAGGAACTTGTCCCGCAAATAGTGGAGACAAACACTTAATAATGGACTTTAATGGGCCAGTGTACACGGGTGATAATGGAACTTGTGCTAAATATTTGTGGGCGCGTAAATGTAATGTAACGTGGGATGGTATAACATATGGTGTAAATAATCCCTGTCAAACAACATCATAAAATTTAAACCAACAAAATATACATATTTATTTATGAAGGAACTTGGTTTGAGTAAAAATCAACATAAAAAGAGTTTTATTAAATATATAATATGGAGGAATTAAATATAAATAATATTTTAAATCGAGAAGATAAATCCGACAATATAAAAGAAATTTTAAAGGCATTCGACAAAAATAGAGATAATTTACTCTTTAAAAAAGGAATTTATGTCTATGGTGAACCTGGTACTGGAAAAACAACATTTGTAACCAATATTCTTAAAGAACTAGACTATGATATTATTAAATATGACGCAGGTGATATTAGAAATACATCTGTTATTGAGGATATCACAAAGCATAATATGTCAGATAGAAATATAATGAGCCTTTTTAATAAAAAGGTTAGAAGAATCGCAATTATTATGGATGAAATTGATGGGATGAACAATGGAGACAAAGGAGGTATTAATACATTAATTAAACTGATTAGACAAAAAAAAACAAAAAAACAAAAACTAGAAGAAGTTACTATTAATCCAATTATATGTATTGGCAATTATCGCGTCGACAAAAAAATAAAAGAATTAATGAAAGTATGTAATACAGTTGAACTTAAAACACCTACTAAACCGCAAATAAGCGATATTATTAAAAAAATACTGCCTGTGTTACCATCTAATTTTACAGACAACTTTATCTCTTACGTTCAAGGCGACCTGCGAAAACTTAATAGCATTTGTAATATATACAAAAATAACCCAGATTTATTCAAAGAAGAAACAATTGAGGATATATTTCAAACTAAATCATATAATGACGATACAAAAAAAATTACAAACAAATTAATCAATAATTATTATTGCATAAACGACCATATTAATATTATGAATGAAACGGATAGAACTAGCGTAGGGTTATTGTGGCATGAGAACATTATTGAAGTAATTGATAAACTCGATAAAAACATCTCCATTCCTTTTTATATTAATCAGCTTGATAATATTTGTTTTGCGGATTACATCGACAGAATAACATTTCAAAAACAAATTTGGCAGTTTAATGAAATGAGCTCACTTATTAAGACATTTAAGAATAATAAAAATTATCATGAATCTTTTAATAAAAAACAAAATTTCAATCCAGCAGAAGTTAGATTTACAAAGGTTTTAACAAAATACTCAACTGAATATAATAATACTTTATTTATCCAAAAGTTGTGTCAAAAACTTGGAATGGATAAAAAAGATCTATTCGGATTTTTTATTGACTTAAAAAATAAATATGAGGATACTCACATATTGGGTATTTTTGAAAATTACGAGATAACTAAACTAGATATTAATAGAATATACAGATATTTAGAAAAGTATAATAAAGAAAACGCACCAGGAACGGCTGATAAAGAAATTGAGATCGAGGACGAGGAGGAAAACTATGAAGAATAATAAGTATTTGAAATAATGGCTATAATAAATGTATTTTGGTATATAAAATGTACACCATCCATAATAACGACTATCAACTAAAAATATTAAATATAACTATAATATTTAATATTTATAAACTATGCTCTAGAATTTTAGAAAAACAACTCTCTTCTTTTTTTTGAGTTTGATTCTTTATCCAAATATCCATCTCGTTTATTTTCCCAATTTGTGATAATTGTATCAGTCATATCAGTATACATATGTGAAGAATACTGTGAAGGAGAACTGTAAAACAATGTGTGCGATTTGTTTTTGCTTTTACAATCGCCGGTCGCAAATGATACTTTAAAAAACAAGTCTTCATCTTTTGAACCAACCAAAAATTTATAATACTCTCCTGACTCTGCGTCTCTAATATTAGAACCTACCACCCCTGAGGTATAAAACTCAATCTTCTTCTTTATAAGTTTATCATCACTTTCGCGATGTACGTGTCTATAAATTTTATTGTATCCAACATCAGAACTTCTCACCAGGTCTATTTCCTTATAGGCAGCAACCTTTCCTCCAATAGAATTGTCGTTGTAATCGTTCGCCTCATTGGGGTTATATATCTCATATTCCATTATTTTCTGGTTATTATACTGTATTATTATACATACTTTTTAAATACATTTATTTTATATTATTATTAGAATTTGAATTTGTCATTTTAAGACGCTCTTGTATTTGTTCTGTTATTAGTTGTCTCATCTTTTCCTCTAGATATTTAACTTTATCTTTTAGCTGATTATTCTCATTTGTTAGTCCTTGAATAACACCCCCCATTTCATTTAATTTCTGTTGAGCTGCTTGTATTACCGGGTTTAATTCTAACTCTTTTTGTTTTCTCATGTGTTCCTGCATTAGTTTCTCTCTCGTTATCTTTATTTCAGCTAATTGTTTAATTACATCAGGTTTATGTTCAGGGCTGCCAATCTCGTATGTTTCCAATGCTTTATCGATTCCTTCCATAAAAAAAGATAGGATATTTGTGTCCTTCACAAAATCACTTGGTAGTTTAGTGGACTCTTTTATAGTAGGGTTTGGTAGACTATTTAGTAGTTCTTTTTTATCAAATGAATTATGTGTATGTGAAAAAACCAAAATGCTTTTCATTGGGTCTAATTGAACGAATGGAATTGTATATCCTTTCAAAAAATGTTTCTCTTCGGCAACGGCAGCGTTTTCCTCGTACTTTGTTTGTTTTAATAATTCTTTTCTGAAAGCAAATGTAGCTGCTGTTGCGTGATTTGGTCCATATGGTCCAAATTGATACATTTTATGAATATGTTTGAAATATATATACATTTCACTTGAACCAGCGCACAACGCAGAGGGATTTTTTTTTAACGTCTCAACTGCGTGACTAACTCTGTCAGGAGGATAATAATCGTCATCATCCATATAAACTATAATTTCTCCTTTTGATTTATCGTGTGAAATATTTCTTTTTTTACCAAGAGACATCTTTTCATCAAACTTAAAATATTTAACTTGGGGCACAAGAGACACAATATCTTCTATTTTATCAGTTCCATCGTCAATAATAATCCATTCCAGTCTATCCTTTGGATATGTCTGGTTTTCAAAACATTTTATTATATATGGAAAAAATGGACGTCTATTAAACGTTGGCGTACAAATACTTACAAACGGAAACTCTTTGTTTCTGGCTTTAATCTTTTTTTGAGACATAATAATATTGTATCGAGGTTTTTATATATTATTTTACATTAATAATTTAAATTATAAAATTATTAATATTTATCCCTTTAATTTTTTACCGATACTTTTTAATTCTTGCACAAATTTTTTCCCGCCAGATTGCGATTGTAACGGAAAAAACATATTTATAAAATTGTATATAAACCCATGCTTTTTAGTTTTTGAATTCGAACTATCTGGCGCTTCACATTTTTTCTTTGCTTGTTGATTGCTGACTAACGAGCTCAAATTTTCCTCCTTTATTGGTTTAAAAATATCAATTGATATAATACCCCAATGAATCAACGCAAGAACTAATATCGAAAACAGACCAGGAATAGGACCTAATGTCGCAAAAGCACTCATTATAACAAACACGCTAATAATCGTCATTAAAGGTACCTTATAATATTTTAATGCGTCACTTAATATACCTAATATTGTCATGTTTTTATCATTCATGACACACTTGTAACCTATACATGTTATTATACACCAACCCATCGCTATCAAGGGTAAAACAGGTGAACTTGCTATACCGACCACAAAAAATAAAATACAAAATAATATCACCAACCAGAAAGCACAAAAATAATTAAATGGTTCTGCCAATGACACGTCTTCCCATACTGGTCTATGACCCTTAATTTCATTTACATTTTTCTTAAAGAACCATGACATTTTAGCAAACCACAAATACATTCCATAAAATGTGTTTAAAATGATAATAAATGTAGCTATAGCAGGAATTACTATTGGACCAAGAAGTATGATTAATGGCTCTGGCAACATGTTAAAACCGTTCAACACCGCATTTGAGAAACTAAAATTTAGAGCCATCAATGCTTCAATTATCGAAATAAAGTAGTTTAATAAAAAATAGGATTGTGGCTCATGTTTATAATTGCGCAATATATCTAAAAACATGTTTTTAGAGTTTGATTTCTCATAAGGAAACTGTATTTTTAATGATAATTGTGGGTCTGTAAACATTGTTGTAAAAATATTTGATTTAATACTTTCTATATTTGGAATGTTATCTGTATACGGAAAACAATTTTCATCTGTTGGAAGTATGTTTGACTGTCCTACTTTACAACTATATAACACTAGAGAACCTATAAAAAAATGGATTATTATAAATGCGGTTACTGCTAAAACAGAAATAAAAAATTTTCCTACATTTTTTGTCATATCACTAGTTTCAGTACTTGTTGAATTTTTTTTATCGTCGATTGATTGAGTATCGCTGGAAGACATTACTTATATTAAAATGATATAAAATTATTTGTATTTTATTTTTCTAGATGAAATAATTTGTAGTTTAATTTAGTTTTATGTAGTTTGTTCTAAATCAAAAATCTTGCTTTCGTTTGAAATAAAATATCATATAATACTATATGACTTTATCAAAAAAACAACTCAAAATTTTATTTTTAGCAGGCATCAGCTTTATATTAATTGTTGTTATACTTAAATCTATTGATTTCTTGGTTAAAAACAAGTATATTGATGAAAGTTTTCAGCAAATGAATCCGGGAAACAATAGCAAAATAAGCCATACAGTTAGTTTACCATTGAATACAACTACCAGCTGTAAAAACTTTTGTTCTCCTACAGGAAGATGTGCTATTACAGGCCAACAATGTTTAGCCGATATAGACTGCCCTGGTTGTCAGCCATATGAACCTACTTCATCTGATAGTAGTGAATGTATTCCAGGAGATGACGATGCTGGTAAATTGACAGTTGGTACCACACCTACATATTCTACATTAACAACAGATATTGGTACAAGAGCAACTACGTTTTCCCGAAAGAAATTTTCGAAACCTGTATCTCCTAACTTTGGTGAGAATATATGGATGGCTAAATTTAAAGAAGAAAATAATATGTTCAAACAAAGATACACTCCATCTGGGTTAAAGTATATGCCATCTTATCCAGAGAGATACAGCTTAACGGGTGATTTTGTTGAAAATGGTCCACTACCGTCTAATTCATTTTTGAAGTAGATTACCATAATTATTTGTCGATTAATAATTCTTTGGCTAACTTTTTGATAATTTTATTCTCTTTCTCGGAATCATTATCGCCTTTTCCGCCCATCGCCTCTATAACTAATTTATTATATTGGTCTGATTTTACGGAATCACTATAAATACAATCTGGGTATTTTGATTTAAATTCTGGAATCATCTTGCTATTTTTTTGGGCAATATGTTTTATCGCTTTTCTTAATTTGTTTTTGTCCTCGTTTTCCTTTTCCCATTTATCCTCATCTTTAATATACATCACTTCTCTCTTCGAGTCACTACAATGAACGGGTCTTTTGTGAATATCCATTGCTTTTAAATTTTTAACAATGATGCTTGATATGCCCTCAACAAAACCCAGTTTGCCTACACTTTCTAAATCCGCAAATTGAATTTTTACTGATTCAACAAACTCCATAATATTCATGGCATCTTTACATTTTTCGTTAAGAAAAACATTAAGATTAAATGTTTTGTTGTGCGAATTGTTATTATTAATCAGTGTGTTATTTGTTCCGTTTTTACAAATTTCAAATAATTTATTTGTTAGGTCTTGATTTTGCGATGTTAAATCCTTATTTTGCTTTACGACCTCTAAAACTAGATTTGCAAGAACATTTGAATCAGACTCGTTGTTTGGCTCATTGTTTGTATTAGTATTCGAGGTAAAACACTTGTTTTGGCTCTGATGTCTCCATAATCCAGAATGATATTTATAAATCTTACCACATTCACAAGGGTACACATCTTCGGCATTTTTTGGCATTTTTTTTGTATCATTTTGTATCATTTTGTATCTTTTCAAGCTATTTTGGTGTTTTGATGTGCCTACATGAGCGACATAATTCGATTTTTTACAGCATGTAAAGGCGCAGACTTCGCAATTAAATTTTTTGGCATTTTCAGGCATTTTTTTTGTATCCTCCATATCTATATTAGGATACAAGAAAAATGCCTTAAATTCTTTTTTAAAAAAATCATTTTATAAAAAAAAAATTACAGTCACAAATTAAAAAATTTTATTTTTTCTCCTTACCTTAATTTTTTTTTCAGTCACACGGAAATATTGATTTTTTTTTTCAAAGACTTTTTTCGGGATTTCATTTTTGGACATTTTTAATGTCCATTTTTGAAAATTGTAAATATATCTTAGATTTTTAAAAAATAATCATCACTACACATGAAGGGAACTTTTTTGGACCTAAAAAACGGGTTTTTCCTTCATTCTGTAGTGCTTACTATATTTTGACTGTTTGTTGATATTCAACAAATTTTTTATATCGGTGGATCATATTTTTAACTACTGTTTGTGGATTTGAATAAATCTGTATTTTATAGTCGGATGAATGTATAATTTCATTGGTATCTTTATTAAAATATTTAAGCATATACAAAATATTGTGTGTATTGTGATTATCATTAAAATTTTTTAGTATTAAGTGGATATGATTATTATATCCACCTTTTTTAAAGAATGTTAAATAATAATCATTTTTATACGAGCCCACTTGATCCCTATACACAAATCCATTTGTTTGTTCCTTCCATTCCTTTAATAATTTATTAATAAATGACTGTTTTATGCTATAAGTAATTTTTCGTTTTTTTGTTTTGACCGGGTTTGATTTATTAATTATACGTATAATATTTCGTTTTTTTGTTTTGACCGATTTTGATATATCCGTCATGTATATAATATTATACTATAATTTTTTATTTATATTTATTGATTACAAATATAAATTTTATGTAGCATACATCAGTCCTGCGTTACCTCCAATAAATGTTACCATATTAACTCTCTCTTCCATTACATATAAGTCAAAATTATAATCGAATACGCGCCAAGTTGGTTTGTTAATACCAATTATATCACCGCTGTTAGGGTCACAAATAGTCAATACTTGCGCATATGGGTCAAACGGAGGTGAAATTGTTGTAAATTCAAATTCAACGTTCGTAAATCTACTCATGTTCATTGCGCCAGATGGTTGTAGTAGATAAGGAGATGTGTCTAGACAAAAATTATAACATAATAACCCTGGTGGAGCGTTACCTGCGGTTCGTGTGTATTTCTCAATGAAACTAAAAACACCCGCCGGCAACGTATTCTCTCGATATTGTCCGTCCAGAAGAATTCCAAGTGCAACTAATATATCCTTTATGTTTTGTGGGTTATATACTCCTGTAATCATTAGGCCAGATAATGTGCCGTTGGGATTAACCCCAGGTCCGATTAACGGGCCTGGTATCACACTACCGCTATCTGGATTAGGATAATCACCAGCAACAGGCGCTGGATAAGCATCAGCAGGCATATAATTATAAGGCCAATTTGTATAATTAGACCATTCGTTTCTTAAATTGACATCACTTCGTTGAAAATAAAACATCCAGCTTATAACCATACCTATTGAATCTAATTTAACTTTATTTTGACCAGTAACATTGTAATACACATTCTCATAAACTTGCTTGAATAAATACTTTTGTTCGTTTTTAGCAAACAACCTTGATTCCTCATTAGAGAGAAAACAATAAGTACAATTTAAATTTATATCTGCGTTCCAAATTGTTCTTGTATCTATATATGATAGGGGTCCGAGTTTTTCATCAGGCGGCGTCTGTAAGAATCTATAAAATTGCATATAAAATTGATTAAAATTTGGCGCGACATATGGATAATTGTTCGTATAATCAATAACATCACGAATTCTAAACAGTTCGTTAATTGGCCTAAATGTAATGCTTATTTGCAGTTCATTATATTGTAACGATACAAGAGGGAAAGCATTTTGAGTTTTCAAGTTAAACCACGCTCCAAGTGGAATATATAAAACTCTACCGGAAATTGACGGTTGAGCTCCAGCAGGATTGGGTCCATTACCTGCCGGCAAACCGGCATAAAACGCATTTGGATAGGAGTTTACACGACTGCCTGCGTTCGCGGGGTCATTTAATTCAGGAATATTTCCAGTCATTTCATCAAACAATTTTTTTTTCTCTTCACTAAAATCTCTTTGAACAGAAGATAACAAATATCGTCCTGAATATTCTTGTAATTTTTGATTTCCGCACGTAATAGTAATTCGGTCAATCATTAGAGCGCCGATATTGTCTATCCATTTGAATTCATATGGAGCCCATTCCGTGTAACCAGGTGTTCCATCCGGATTTACAATAGCTTGTGGAGGGTAAATTGGACTCCAAATATTAGGTAACGCCATAGATACATAACAATCCATTAAGAGGTCAGCATATCTTTTTACTTTAAACGTGAATGTGGAGCTAGTTGTTAAACTAAGTGTTGGTGTTCCGTCAAAATCGAGTCTAAAATTTTGTTTACCAAAATTCGTGTATTTTAAGTAAGTTGCCTTCCAAAATGTCTTCTCCGGATTACCATTTAATATAACATTTTGTTGACCTTCAGTCACTAACTGCATTAAACCACCAGCCATATTTAGTATATAATATCATTATTTTTTAATTCTTTATTTTTCATTATATAATTAAATAATATGTAACAATTCTGTATTATTTATTTTCTATTATCTTAATTTGTTTTTATAAATAAAAAATACTATAATAATATATTAGATATGTCAACCAATTCAAATGATTATTTAAGTTCTATAACAAATATGAAAGAAGATTTTGTGTCATATATTATTATGGCTTTCATTTTTGTTATATTGATAATTATAGTAGCATATATAATTTATATTCGCAGATTAGAAAATTCGGAGTGTGACTATATGAATACATTATATCCATCTCTAGATGGAAACATTCGTTCGCTATCCTCAAATGACCCAGATTGTAAATATAATTTATATGATTATTACATAAAAACCGCATATAATGCTTGTTCTGGAGGCTCATATAAAAATGATTTTGTCGATATATGTAATTTAAAAGCCATTCTTAAACAGGGTGTACGAGGTCTTGATTTTGAAATATACTCAATAGATAACAATCCCGTAGTCGCAACTAGCACAACGGATGACTATTATGTTAAGGAAACATTTAATACTGTTAGTTTTTCAGATGTAATGAGTACAATTAAAAACTATGCTTTTACAGGTGGTTCTTGCCCAAACCCCACAGACCCTATAATATTACATTTACGAATAAAGAGTAATAACCAAGAAATGTATACAAATCTTGCGGCCATATTTAAATCATACGATACTGAAATGCTTGGAAAAGATTACAGTTATGAAAGTTATGGCAAAAATTTAGGAGGTCAACCTATTTTATCTTTTCAAAATAAAATTATATTAATCGTTGATAGAATTAACAATTCGTACCTTGAAAACAAAGATTTCTTAGAGTATGTTAATTTAACAAGTAATTCTATTTTTATGAGAGCATCTAATTTTTATGATGTTAAAAATAATCCAGACATAAATGAACTTACGGACTTTAATAAAAGAGGTATGACAATTGTGTTGCCAGATGTAGGAACAAACCCGGTTAACCCAAGCGGGTTTTTATGCAGAGAGACTGGTTGTCAAATGGTCGCGATGAGGTACCAATTTGTAGATAATTTTTTGGTTGAAAACGCATTGTTTTTTGATAGATGTAATTATGCGTTCTGTTTAAAACCAGAACGTTTAAGATACCAACAGGTTACAATTCCAGACCCAACACCTCAAAAACCAGAATACTCGTATGCTACTCGCAACGTAAGCACCGACTATTACAGTTTTGATGTTTAACGTTGTGACCTGAAATTATTTTGATAACACCACGTATAATATCTATATAATATTTAGTTATAATCTAATTATTATATAAGAACAATGAAGCAAAAAAATGTATGTAGTGGATTAAAATTTAGCGACTGCGAACTTGTAATCTTGCGTATGGCTGTAGATAAGGCAGAAACAAAAATAGGAAAGCGTATTGTTACTTCTGATGATGTCAAACACATAATTAGTATTGTGGAGGACTTTTTAAAGAAAAAGAGCTTGATATGTTATGGCGGGACAGCAATTAACAATATATTACCACAAGAAGACCAATTTTATAACAAAGATGTTGAAATACCAGATTACGATTTTTTCACAACAAATGCGCTTGAAGACGCAAAAGAATTGGCAAATATTTATTACAAAAAAGGGTTCACTGATGTCGAAGCAAAATCAGGACAACACCATGGCACATATAAGGTTTTTGTAAATTATATACCTGTTGCGGATATTACTCAAACACCAAATGAGATATATTCTACTTTGAAAAAAGATGCTATCAGAGTTGGTGGTATTTTGTATGCGCCGCCGAACTTTTTGAGAATGTCAATGTATTTAGAGTTATCAAGACCTGCGGGAGATGTAAGCAGATGGGAAAAGGTCTTAAAAAGATTAACAGTTCTCAATAAAAACTATCCAGTTACAGATATAAATTGTAACAGTGTGAGCTTTCAGAGAGAAATGTCAAATAAACAGGACGAGGACAAAATTTATGAAAATGTAAAAAATACGTTGATAAATCAAGGAGTTGTATTTTTTGGAGGGTTCGCAAATACACTTTATTCTCAATATATGCCAAAAAAATTACAAATTAAATTACAAAAAATAGCAGATTTTGATGTTTTATCGAACGACCCAGAAACTACAGCGGATATCGTTAAAGAGCGTCTAAAAGACATTGGAGTCAAAGATATAAAAATAGTAAAAAGAGCAAATGTTGGTGAAATTATACCAATTCACTACGAGATTAAAATCGGGGGCGATACCATAGCTTTTATTTATAAACCAATCGCGTGTCATAGTTATAACGTTATAAATATTCACGGACAAAAAGTAAGGGTCGCTACAATTGATACCATGTTGAGTTTCTATTTGGCGTTTTTATATTCAGACAGGCCATACTATAACGCATTTTCTGATAGAATCCTATGTATGTCTAAATTATTATTTGAAGTTCAACAAAAAAATAGATTAGAACAAAAAGGATTACTTAGAAGATTTAGTGTCACCTGTTATGGTCATCAAGAATCTGTCGAAGAAATGAGAGCTGAAAAGGCCAAAAAATATAAAGAGTTAAAAGAATCTAATAACAAAAAAGAGATTGATGAATGGTTCTTAAATTATAAACCAGATAAGGCAAAAGAAGACGCCAATAGAAGAGAAGCTAAACCAAAGGGAAAAACAAAAACAAAGGGAAAGCCCAAGGTTAAGCCACTAGACATTTATGGTAGAAAAACAAGAAAAAATAAAAAGAGCCTTTATTAAATAATCACGTTACTAGCATTCTTCTGATTCTTTTGATTCTTTTGATTCTTTTGATTCTTTTGATTCTTTTGATTCTTCTTGACATTGAATATCGTTAATATCATCATTACTATTAACAATATTATCTTCTACACATTCTTTATTGTAATAATTATTATAAAAAAATAGATATGCTAACAATAGCAATAATATCAACGATAATATAGCAATTGCGACGCAACTAAAAAATGTGTAATCTACATTCTGTAAAGAATCTGGAAAAGAAAAGGATGACACGTCAAAATCAACAGATGAGTTTTCTAATTGGTCCATATTAATAATTAAACATTTTAGAAACCAAGTTTGAACTTAAATTACAAACAATACGTCTCTATCATTATCACAAATACATCCTTAATTATTTTTGAAAATATTTTATAAAATATTGAATTCTCAACGTCCTTCGATATATGGGTTTTTATATATATTAAAAAATATGTAATATAAATACATATCCTCTCAAATAGTAATTTTATATAATTAAATGTAATATTTGTAATAGACCAATCATTCACATAACTACACATTTGGGTATTTGATTGTTTAATATAAAAACTGTGAATGTCTAGTAGTCCAGAGAGAACACGATGAAAATTTGTTTTTTCATTTTTAACATTTAATAGATTACCTATTTTATCATATCCAAATAGGTCTAAATATAATATTTTTTTATGTGGTTCTTTATTGAAAATATACGGTGTAAATCCGTCAATACACTTATTTTCGTGTAAAATCTGCCCATCAATTAAATATGGAATATACGACGATCTAACAATTGTGTTAATAATGTCGTCTACATTTTTATAAGTGCATTTCACAGGCTTTGTCCTTTTTTTGATGTTATTGTATGTTATATATAATTTATTCTTGACTTTATCACAAACATCAACCGGTATATTATCACCTAAATAAGTTTTTAGTTTCTTAATATAACTTAAATTATAATTTTTTTTAAACTCTTTAAGAATAGAGCTATATAAGGTCGACATAAAATCTAACCCATCAATAAAATATAAAAATGCTGCTATTGAACCTACGCTACATCCAGATATTCTTTCTATTTTAACATAACCTCTTCGTTCCATTTCCTTTAAAAAATATAAAGCCCCTACAAGATAACTACCATTAAACACTCCTCCATCTAATATCAAATCTAACTTTAATGGAGTGTCTGCGTTTTTAAATTCATCTGGTAAATTTTCTATTAATTTATTAACATATTCATTTATCATTTAATTAGTATAAAATATTATTTACTATTTGAATTTACAACGAAATATATTTATCAAAGAATTTACTTTTTATTTATAACTTTTTTTATTTTGTATTAATCTTTTTAAGAACGCTTGTTCGTCATCTTTATTGCCTACATATAAGTTTACTATTTCAGCAGGAGAATAAAAGTACGGTTTAATTTTTTTTAACATAGTTTTATTAATTTCAACCCCGTATAAATGCGAATATAATTTAGCTATGGTATCGTGGCTACTATTACTCAATTCGTGAGAAATGTCAATTCTACCAGGTCTTATTAAAGCATCGTCTAATTTATCATAATGATTTGAAGATATCACAATTATCCTTCCAGGCGTTTCTCTAATTCCATCCCATAAATTTAATATATCATCCAATGTTATTGGTTCGTCTTTATATGAAGCAACAGTAGTTGTCGGTGATTTTACACATGAACTATTATCATTCATATCTACAATACTTTGTAAAACATCTCCTAACTTAACCTCATCTTTTTCCGTTTTTCCTTGTAAATATTTGTTAACAGACATTTTTTTACTTCTATCTAATACTATATCTCCAATACAATCTATATCTTCAAAAACAATAATTTTTTTATCAAATGTTATGCTATTTTTTTCGTTATCTCTACTGTACGTATTTTCAAAAAAGAATTTATCTAATTGTTTTTTAGTTTTAATTAATTTGAAAGGAATTACTACAACATGTCTATCTAGTGTTTTCGCGAGTGCTTTTATAAATGATGTTTTACCTGTTCCAGGCGGTCCGTGTAATCCAATTCCTAATGTATAAGGTATTCCCTTCTCATAATACCAATTTTTATTATTTACAAAACTATAAATTCTTTTAATTATTTCTGCCTTTCCATCGAAAAATATGTTATCAAATGTTCTAGCAGATTCAAAGACACTTTCTTGCCAACAATTATATATAGTATTAGAATCCTCCTCATCGTGTTTACAATCAGTTAACGTATATATAAATCTTTTATTTAAACGTGTTGTTTTTATAGATTGTAAATATTTCGTGGTAATGTTATCAATAAATATCTTTAATTCTAACATAGAATATGTATATGAATATAGTTTTATTGTTATCTTATCGATAGAAGTTTTTGTTCTATCGTTTTTATCAGTGTTGTCTTCTTTTTCAAATTCGGTTATAACAAATATATCCTTATCAATCAAGAAACGTTCATTCTGTGATACCATATATATATCACTATTTGTAACCTTTGCAGAATTTAAATTAAAATTAGTGTGATATTCTTTAATCTTATGTATTGTTTTATTTGATTCAATATTATTTTCAATATAATCCCAGATAGCTTTAAATCTATCGCTATATGCGGATGAACTATAACACGCCCCAACAAAACCAGAGGAACAGTTTTTGCCTTCTAAAACGATGACATTTTTTTTATATAAGCAAAATGTAAACGCACGTTTTATAAATTTAAAAATATTTATATTATTTTGATATTGTTGAAAATAATTAACAATATAACCGATTAAAGCGATAATTATCGCGGTTATAAAAGAATCTAACGCAGAATCGCCTGTTTTGAAGGTATTAAATATGGTCATTTTGACAGAATCAATGTAGCTATGTTGTAAAATGTCAAAAAATGTTTTCATTAGATAAAATAATATAAAAGTTTTAAGTGGTTTTATTTTATCAAATAGTTTAATAACAATATGAGTTGTTAAATCATCAAAATTTATTAAAATGTTGGGTAAATTTATTCAATATATAAAATAATAGTCCGAATAAAATACTATTAAATACAAAACCATACAGATTCAGATTACCATCTTTTGAAAAAAGTGCTGGAAAGTAACCAAATAAAAATTTTTTGAAGAATGGTAGTTGAAACAGAAAATAAAGCACTGCCATTAACAATGGTGTTTGAATTTCATCGTACATATCATCGATAGAATTACTATATTGTTCGTGTTTGTTGTAACTATCCACGATATTAGAATTATCTTCGTAGTTTTTAATATAATCCATTTGGCGTTCATGCATTGGTATATAATTAGGTTGAACTTGTGGGTCATGCGTGATATTAGTAGATGTCATTGGAATATCCCGCGACGGTAATTGCGTAGAACCAGTAATGGTTGCTTGTTGTAGTCCATTAACAATTTGATTAATTGTCGTCTGGTCCAAACTAAAATTAGGTGCCGGTCCTGGGGAAGATTGTGCTTTTATCACTACATTTTCAGTGGCACTTAAAGAAACGCCTCCTCCCATGTTGCCTCCCCCCACGGGGTCGGTTGGTAAATCTAAAATGCTTGTTGAATCATTCATAATTATTATAAAGAATGATTGATTATAATAATTACGCAAACATTTATTCAAAATCAATTGTTTTCGAGTTTGTCCTACATTTTGTCGCAACTGGATTAAATTTATAACATTTCTCTCCACGTTTATATATTTTATCTTTAAATTGGTCTAAAGGCGGGGCATGAAAAACAATACAATCTTTTCCTTTACAAACAGTTCTAAATAAAGAAGCTAATCCCAACCCCAATAAAGTAGACATAATATATTTTCCTGTTTGGGTATGGACAAATTTTCCAAGATTTAATGGCATTGTATATATATTAAAAGTAGTTTCTTTTTTAAAGATATATTTATTAAGTTTTAAATACTTTATGTTTGTATCGGTATCGCGGAAATCAACGAGTCGTTATTCGGGCACTTAACTTCAACCTGGTCAAAATAAAAGCAATTATCCGCTTTGTCTTTAAACAGTACTTTATCCACATTTTCTGGACTAGGATAAATAAAGATAGTTTTTATTTCAGGTCCTAATACATATATAAAAAATAGTCCAATTGCGAAACTTATTAAAAAAACCGGTATTGAAATATAATTTAATATCATATATATATATTTAATTTATATTTAATTTATACTATTTTCTAAATGTAATGTATCCTTTGCTAAAACCCAACTCTTTTTCTAAAAGATTATTTAAAGTATCTTCCAACATTTTATAGTTCTTAATACCATCTTTCTTAGAGTACAGTGATAATAAAGTGCTCTGATATGAAGGATTAAACCCATTAAATAAATCATTATATGCTTTATTACCAAAGTCATATTCTTCTTTTTCTTTCCCGTCTTTTTCTACATGGGAAATTTGTGGGGGTAATATTAAATTACTAGGTGTCAAAAATACACACGGTTTTTGAAGGATTCTTAGACTGGTACAGCTATCCATAAATTCTTGTAGCCATTCTTTGTCCGTCAATAAAGCGTTCTTCATTTTTGGAGTTAAATTGTCCCATATTTTTTGGTAATCAGGAACAGACCATTTAACAGTGTTGTTTTCTCCAAATGTAGGTTTTCCTATGATATCCAGAGACAGTTCTGTTGTAGTAGATACAGTTGGTATATTTTCAAGTCTTCCTTTTTCAACACCAGAAAATCCCACATTGAATTCAATTGTTTTTGTGTTATCTTCTCCTGATTCCAAAGATTTAATAGTACATTTTTGTTGAATTAAATGGTATGTGTTATTATCTCCATCATACCAAACCATATTTTCTCTATATTTTAATTTTTGTACTTCATCAAGTATTGGTTTTAAATTTGTGATATAAATATTAACAGCGTCTTTTACAAATTGAACGTCATTTGTTGTTTTAAACTGTTTAATAGAGTCTTTAATTTGTTGAATAAATTCGTAAGACCTCTCAATTGATTCGTTTAATTTAAGTTTTGTTTCCTCATTATCTGTTAATAAAATATAACTTTCTAGATACGTTTCTAAAAGATTGGTCCATTCGCTGATTTGAACTTTCTCATCCTCAAAAATAGTAAGTGCTTTTTCTGGCAAAATATAATTAAATAGCAGTTGGTTTTTGCTATCTATTATACGTTCTTTGCTTTCACGTATGCTATCTTCTATTTCTACGATTGAAGCAGGTATAAGTTCTATACTCCCTAGTTGAATCACTATGTTTAAGTTACACCGTTCTCTAGCCATACAAAATGAGCGGAGTTCTCTAAACCCACTATCTTTATTAAGTTTTGTTATAAAAGCCGTCCCTCCTGGTCTTTTACAATTTATACACTTTGGCTTTATTTTTTTGAATTCTGTTTGTCTCTCTTTCCAACTGAGGGTTGGATTGTTTATTATCTTTGTTTTATTTTTATGATTAACATTCTCGTATTTGTTTTTTAATTTATAAAATTCGTTAATATTATCAAATACTACTTCGGGTTCTGACATATTATATAATTATAGTGTATTATTTTATTAAAATATTTCAGTAATTTGTTTTGTTATTTATTGAATCATACTCATTTTCCCATCTTGGTAATCCAGTAATTAATTCCTGTTGTGCTATTTTTTTAGCCTCTTGTAAATGCTTTATTTTTGATAAAATATATTTTTGTTTTTCCTCATTCTTTTTATGTTTTTCCTCATTTGTAAGTCTACCTTTGTATTTATATAAAAGTATTAATCCTAAAATAATTAAGAATCCTATAAACATTCCTATATTAAAGACTGTATTGTGAAAGTTGTTTCTTACCACATGACACTGCTTTAAAGTTTCATTTAAAAAATATTTTACACCAGGTTCTGTTAGAACTGGTTTAGTAAGGTCGTGAAAGTCCATAATAATTATTGTTAAAATTATAAATTAAATTATACACATTATTTATATGTCTAGTTCCTATTTAAATATTATAACATTTTTGTGTACGACATTATTTTATTATTTGGCAATAAAGCCATCCTTATCATATGATACACTTATCGACGCAAACAAATATAAAACATATACAAGTAGTACTTATACGTATTTAGGTATTTATTTATTGCTTGTTATGGTATTACAGTTTATGATAAATACCTCAATAATAACGTCAAAATGTGGCGGAAATGTGACGGACAATATTGGTGCTGCTGGACTTCTTACATTCTTTCCATGGTCATTAATTTTTGGCGTACTAATAGTAGTATTAACTCTTTACCCAGGATTCAAAAGTGCTTTCTCTGATGTAGTAGGGTATTTTTATATATCAAGTTCCGCGAATAAAGTATTGACTGAATTACTAATTGACAAAGATATTCAAACAAAAATGAACAGCGATAATGTTTCTACAGAAGAACAGAAATTAGGAATGCAGCAAGCAGCAGACGCAATTATTAAGATATGTGGTAACAATTCTATTTTAATAAATCAAATCGTGCCTTCTAATTTTAATAATTATTGGGACATTTTAAAGCCATTAATGAAAACAAAATATCAAACAGATAGTATTGAAACCGCTGATATTAGAAACCAATTATTTGATTTAGTAGTAACGCGTGATAATGTAGGTGAGTCTATGTGGTTTATGTATACAGGTATTTTAATAACATCTATAATTCAATTAAAGATGACAACACGAGGGTGTGTGACTAATGCTGCGACAATGGAAAAGAACTATCAGGAATTTTTAGATAAAGAAGAAACAGCACAACAAAAAAAGACTTTAGCTACAAGTACACAATATACACTAACAAGTTAATTAGTAGTTGTTTAATAAATAATTTAGATTTAATATTATATTATGATGTATAATAATATAATGTCAATAAATGTGTTAGATAGCTGGGAAGGCTGGGAAGGCTTGGAAGCTTGCGAAATTATGAATAAACCTTTAAATTCTCAACAACATAAAATTCTTGAGGAGAGAAAACTTATGGAAGAGGCAGATAACGAGTTAACCAAAAATTTGTTTTCTGTGACTCCGCCAATAAAACAAGAGGACAAGACTGAACCAGCATTTAAAAAACCAGAAAGAATCAAAGAACCATTTAATAAAAATAAAAATAAAAATAAAACCCAAAAAGACCTATCTATAAAAATAAATAATAGGAATCAAGCTCAAAAGAAACAAAACGAAATGTTTGGGGAATGTGATGATAAGACTTATGTTAATTATTGCGAAATCGAAGAAAAATATCTAGATTAAAAACAATTTGTGGTTTGTGACATAAAATATAACAACAAGGTAACTTAATATTCCTAAAACTATTGCCAATAACCATATAGGTAAAATTGTTTTATTTCTGTAACCAATACCAAATTCCCTTATACTTCCATTTTTATTATACAAAAATAATGGTTTTGACATTTGAATTAGTCCAAATATAAATAAAAATATAATTATTGAAACAAGAGTCGCATTTTCTCTTATATAGTTTACGTTCATCTTATATATATCATTCTCTAAAAAAACTAACATAAAAGCTAAATTTTATTTTAAATTTCTAAAATAAAATTTCAGCACACAAATAGCAAATTCTATGATTTTGATTTTATTGTCTAATATCACAGTTTAATTGTAATCTTCTTGATTTTCTACCTCCTCGCCTTCAAAGTTACCATCGTCATAATCATCATTAAATGCGGTCATATCATATTCTTCGCGTTCTATATCGTCGTCTCTATCCATTTGTTCGATTTCATCTTCGACAAGGACATCTATATTGTCATCATTTGTGTTTTTATTTTTATTCCTAACATTTTTCTCTATTTTATCCATTTCGTCTCTAAATTCTCTTTCCTCATCAAATGCTTCCTTCGCATATGTTCTGAGACTTTTCTGTAATCCTTTACTCCAAACACCTAGTTTGTTAACTTTTAAGATTGTGTCCGCGTCCCTCTCTTCATCTGTTAACGTTTTTAGTCTATCAGTAATCAATCCCTTTTCCTTTTCTTTCAATTTAAATATCCTATCAAGAATATTTTCATAAGAAATATCTATTGTGCTCTTCTGACCGTCCATTATTCCAATAAATGATAATAATAATTCGGCAACCGTTTGGCGTAATCCTTTTTTATTACCACTGATAACTGTTGTATTAACTTCCGTCTTAGAACTAATCTCAAAATCGACTCTTGTCTCTCTATCTTCCAAATATTCGACTGAAAACAGGTCTTGTTCTGTTGTGTTGCGCGTTGTCTCTGTTACTATCATATTAATATCATCTGTTAGCTCGATATAATTAATAAGTATTCTTAATAAGTAATACTCGAATAAAAATTTACTTGTTCTTTCGTCGAAAATTGGTTTTAGAATACGGTCCTCATACTTAATGGTTGTAAACGAAGGAGTTTCTTTTGACAATTTTATTATATTTTTACAAGATTTTTGTATTGTTGTTAGAATTTTATATATGCCAGGAACACCATACAATGGTTTCAATTCGGAATAATATTCCTTTATGCTTGTTTTAATCTTTAAAGCGTGAGTATTTGATAGTCCTAAATAATTTGGAATCTGAACTGAAGAATAATCTACTTTATTCATTATTATATTGGGAAATATGGTTACAAAATTTTCGATAAATGTTTTATAGAAATTAATTATATTGTAGAGTCTATCATCAGATATTTTTATATTTTCGTTACGATTCGACTTTTCTAGTTCCCAATCGGATAGTGTTGAAATTGTTTGTTTCATCTTATTAACTGAACTTCGTGTGATATCAGCACCTTTATTTTTTTCTATAAACTCAATAATTTCTTTTTTCATGTCATCATTATTTCTAATTAAAAAGTCATTTAGGTTTTTTATTTCTTTTGTCATCTTGTCTGAAGCTATATCAAATGTATCTACCGCATCTAGTATTAGTTTTCGAAGTGAGCCTTCTATAACATCATCATTCTCATTTTCAATTTCTTCTAGAGTAATTATCAACTTGGCAATAGAAGACACTAATGGTGAGTTAAGTTCTATATCGATAATATTATTACGACTGATTAATTGTAACAATCTTAAAAACGACTCGTTATTAAAATGTCTGCCATCGTCTTTCAATCTTTGAACTATCTTATCTAATGGTTCGTTTATAGATATTAATGACATATTAGGCTTATCACTACATAATGGTATCAGGTCTTCAGGAATTGGAACCAATGACTTAAATTTGCAAAAATAAATAAATGCCAAATAAATAGTTTTTTCACTAAAGTCGTTACCTAAAGCGGGATATTTATTTTTTGTATTTATATCACTATAAAACATACCACTAGTTGAGTAACTATTCACATCTTGTAATATATTTGTTAATCTATTCACAATATTATTATACTCCTTTATGAGTTCATCTTGTTTCATAAAATATTCAATTGTGCTTTCGCCTTCTTTACTCTGGCAACACGAATTTTCGAGATAAGGCTCGTTATTGCTATTCTGTAACAACATGTTCTTATTTTTAACAATTTCTTGGATTTTTTCTTGGATTGCGAGAGAAAATGTTATTATTTTAGAATCAATAACTAATAATTTTTCTCTCTGATTTTCAGAACCAGAGCGTAAATCGTTCATAAGACTCTTTTTAAACTCGTCTGATATATTCGCTAACCGTTTTATCTTAAATGGCACGAGTGGTGGTAAGAACTGTGACCACCTTTTAATATCATGTTCTTCTGGAATAGCATTCGCAGGGGTTGTTAGCAAATATTCAGTCTTCTCGTCAAATTTTCGTTTGACATCTGGAAGGGATAGTAATACGTCATTGATTGAACTCTTAATTCTTGTTAAGATAAACTCTTGTTTTTTGCCTTTCAAAACATTCCATGGCTCGGCCGAACTACGAATATCATAAACGATACAAGTTAAATATGTAAGACTACTGTTATCTCCTGATCCTTCAAATGGAAAACCATTAAACGATCTTACACATCCAGGATGTGTTTTTCTTGTTTTGATAGACGGTATGGCAGATTGTATTGCGATTAAAAACATACCAAACGTATAATAAAGGATACTTGAATTATAAAAATCCTTGTATGACATTACTTTTTTACCTTCGTCAGCTTTTCGCTTTACGTGTTGTTTATAGTCTTCTTCAGACTCTAATGTATCTCTCAAAGATGTCAACACACAATTAACTATAAACTCTTTTTGGGTTTCAATATTAATGCCCATAGATACTGATAAAGCATTCACAATATTTGATATCATTCTAGCTTCAAGTGTATTATATTTTATGGTGCTTGTTACAGTAGACGTAATTACATTTCCCGCATCTACTTCAAGTATAGAACGTGTTGAAATTTTGAATCCTTCTTCATAACCTTCTTCAATATCATAATCAACTGGACAAATGGGCCAACCACTATTTTCATCACACCACATATCTCCATCATCACTTAATTTACCTATATTTGATTTTAACATATCTAAATAATTTTTATATCCGTCTGGGTTGACAACAAATGATACGGCAAGGTCATATCTAAACTTTGGCAATAAAGGTACATTACTCTTAACACAGTAAAACCAAAAAATATTTTCCTTCTCATTTAATGGACCAAATCTATCAGTAATAGCAGGTCTGGCATAAAGCGCAACAAACCTGTTTATATCATTTTGTTTTTTAATGAAATCTTGTTGTCCTAAAATAAGATTTAACAAGCCGGCATAAGGTGAAATAGGTTTGATAGGCTTGTCATCTTCCGTTACATAACCTAATTTATATTTTTGGTTATTGTATTTAAGCATGTTGTACTTTTCAATAGTTGATAATATTCCTATAATATCTTTAAAATACTCAAATTGTTCTTTTACCTTTTTCTCAAATTCGTCCTTCGACATTTTGTACTTAATGTCAAACTCACTTATCACGTCTTTCAAAAATTTATTTTTGATACTAAGTTCATCTGTCAAAATACTTTCACATTTGTCCTCAAATTTATCTGATACATTAATACAATTTTTCTGCAGATTACACAAGATACTTGAATCGTCCGTATTTAAATCATCCGCTATATCATTGTCTAAAACCCATTTATTTTCTTTACGAACATAATAATCTCTCTCATCTTGAATGTTCTGCTGTACTCCTTTATACAGTATAGCATAATCGCCCTGTAAAACTAATTTATGGCCGTCTAATAATGTGTTTGCTAAGTAATCTGCTTCTATATCACCTAGCTTTTCTTTTTTTTTTAAATCATTCATAATAAATACTTTTAGGTTTTCAGGACTCATCGTCATAATTTCCTTCTCGTAATTATCTAACAAACCATAGTTGGTTGTATCATATTTTTTATCAAAATATATATTCTTATCATTATCTTGATTTAAAGAATCAATAGATTTATAATACTTTGATATTGTCATTTTTTTACATTTATCATTTTTTGCTTCATCTTCGTATTTGCCATTAATCTTTTCCTTTTCTTTTTCAAATAATCCAGAAAACTCACTAGGAAACATCAAAGGAGCACTTTCTAAAGAGATACATGATGTATAAAGCCTGGTATAGTCCTTTAAAATCATTTTTCGTAATATTTCAGAATTTGTATAATCGGCAAATTTATATCTTAATTCATTCCCTGTTATTGAAATATCGTAAGATTCGAAAATGTCATCTCTGAGATTATTTTTTGTTTCTATTATAGAAATTAACGAATACGCATTTTTAAAATTAAGGTCTGTCTTTGGTGTCTTTGCTATTTCGAAGAATGACCTAGCTCTGTCAACAAATTTTTTATTATACTCAGATATTTGGTAACTAATAAAATTATTAATTTCAACATATTGCATATACGTTAAGTCATCGGTGTATATTAAAAACGGTTCTAGATATCCCACAACATCGACTATTGAGAGCTTTCCAGTAATATATTTCTTCATCAAGTCAAAAAGTATTTTAGTTCTTGGAACAATAGATTTAATAAAAGATGAATAAATCTCTTGGGTTGTTAATCCCTTTTTATCTTCGCTCGATAGTCCAAGTGTATAATTTTTAATATTATTTACATAGTTATTTTCATCAAATGTTAGTTCGTTATTAATATCTTCAACAATTACATTATTTACAGTCGTTTTCTTTTTTAAGAATTCCCAATAATTCAAAAATACTTGATTTAAGTTAGCTTTATCTAATAACGATGAGCCTGGAAGATTAATTCTTGAGAATCGAATAGTTGGTTCAGGTAATGTTATAAATGACTTGATTGACATTGTGTCAGGATTTGTCATTTTAACTCTTGTAGTGATAAGACGACTGCTAGTTGCGTCTACAGTGTCAAGTTTTGAAGAACCCAAGTTATATTTTTGAATAACAAAACGTCTATTTCTTATATTATTGCTTGAATATACAGATGAATACATGTCTTCCAAATTATCAATAACTGTATTTAAATTAGCCTCTACATTTTTTTCAATGATTATGCCGTCTGTATTTTCTTCATTAATTAAATCAAATGGTATAAAATACTTATTTAACTCTTCATTTAATAACGAATATTTGTTTTGTTCGATAGGCAATGTGTTTGACGTATAATTATTAATAATTTTTGTTATACTTTCCAAATCTTCTTGAAGTGTAACCTCCACAATAGAAGTATCATTGTCATTATCTACGGAAAAATTGTATGAGTCTAAATATATCTTTTTAATGTTTTTAACAACAGGTAATATCCAGTATAAATTGTGGTTAAAGCTGTTAAAATAATTTGAAAGGGGTTTATATGAGGACTCTTTAACTACAAATCCATTTACGTTACCATATTGGTCGAACGATGAGAATGTCTCTCTTAATTGTTTAAACCTCTCTATCATAGTATGTATATTATTGAGTACCTTTTCTGTTCTTTGTGCGTTTGGAACGGTTGTTAAAATATCGTCTAATAAATCTGTTAATTGGTTCTCAATACTATATCTTTGATATTTATCTGATACATCCACATACTGTGTTATTGCGCCGAGTTCTTCATCACCAAATTTTATTTGGTCTGCTCTTATGATAAATTCACGGAGCTGGTCTTTTATATTTTTCACGGGGACTGAAATTTGTAATTTGTTAGTTTCTATCAGTCGTTTCTCTCTTTCTAGTTCAGGTAATTCAACTTCTCCTTCCTTTCCTTCATCAAGTTCTTTAACTTCTCCTTCTTCTCCTTCTTCAATCTCTCCTTCTTCAACTTCTCTTTCTTCAATCTCAAATCTTGTTTTCTTTGTTTCCTCTGGTTTCTCTCTAATTTCGATATTCTCAATTGGTAAATCTTCTGGAATACCCTTAAAATCAAAATTAATATATAGTGTATCACCATCAACACTTTTAACTTCAATCATATCTTGTTCTAAATTTGTTATCTCACCGATAATAATAATAGGGTAATTCCCACCAAAATATATGTTAACCCATTTACCAGGCAGCAAGTCGTGTTGTCGAGCATAGCTAGACGTGGCACTTCTGCTTAAAATGTCTATTTGGGTAATACCACCATCACCTATGGTTCCATCGTCAGAAATTTTCTGTTTTATTCTATCGAGTGTTTCAACATTTATTAAAAACATGTGGGTTTTATCAATATAGTCAATAATAAATGTCTGCTCGTTAAGAAGGTCATTTTTTTCATTATTTATTTTAATAACGTCTCCTAACTGTAACTCTATGATAGTTTCATTTTCGTTGATAGTGTTATCGCTATTTATTTTTTCACTTTCTATTTTTAATGACATTTGTTTCTATATTTATTATAGAAATTTTTATGCTTAAGTAAAAATCAATTTAAAATTATAGTTTAAAGAGATTATAATAATTATAATTAATGTCCGTAAATATTCTTTGTGCTAATTTATCTCAAATCCCTGGATTTAATGAACTAAATATGAAAGACGAAAACAATTCAAATATACTAAAACTGAACAAAGTTGAATGTAAAACCTCTGAAAATAAAAAATATAAAGTAATTAGATACGACAAAAACATTTTAAGTGCGGATTTAATTTCTACATATGGATTATGTAGGTCGGTTATAGTTAATAGTGAAAATAAAGTCGTCTCTTTTTCGCCACCTAAATCAATTTCAACCGAATCATTTATTCGTATGAATCCTGATAAAGCGGAAAATATTATTGCCGAAGAGTTTGTGGAAGGTACAATGATAAATGTATTTTGGGATAATAAAATTGGACTTTCTGGTGGATGGGAAATCGCAACGCGTAACACGGTTGGCGCATCATCAAGCTTCTATAAAAGTAACAACACAAAAACATTCAGAACCATGTTTTTAGAGGCTGCCACAGAAAATAACTTATCACTAGAGAAACTTAACCCATTGTATTGTTACAGTTTTGTATTACAACATCCTGAAAACAGAATAGTTGTACCATTTAACAAGGCTCAACTATATTTAGTTGGAATGTATTTTATCGATAACAGCGAAATTAATAATATTCGTGTCTATATGGTAGACATGATAGAGGCCAGAACATTCAATTGGTTCAATGCGGATATTAAATTCCCTCAATTTTACGAATGGAACACATATTCGGATTTGATTGAAAAATATGCTTCTATGAATACATCTTACGATGTCCTTGGTGTAGTAATTTATAATATTAAAACCGGTTATAGAACAAAAATTAGAAATCCTGTATATGAACAGGTTAGAAATCTCAGAGGTAATCAACCTAAACTACAATATCAGTATTTGTCTTTAAGAAAAGGGGGAAAAGTAGCAGACTTTTTAAAGTTCTATCCTGAAAATAAAAAGGATTTCTCATATTTCAGAGATCAGCTCCACCTTTTTACAAATACACTTTTCGCGAATTATTTTTCTTGTTACATCAAAAAAGAAAAGCCTCTATTGGAATTCACAGAACAATATAGAACACACATGTTTAACATTCATCAAAAATATATGAATGAATTGCGAGAAAAAAAATTGTTTGTAACTAATACTGTCGTGATTAACTATGTTAATGAACTGCCTACTTCTTTACTTATGTATTGTTTGAATTATCAGATGAGAAAGAGAAACGTTGATTACTTGAAATCTGAAATACACATTTGATTACAGTTTTGTCGTTAATTTTATTATGTTGGTTTTTCTAACAATACATCAAATTCTTCTAACGCCGCGGTTAATGTATCGTCGTCATATACAGGCAACCATTTATTATATTTAACTACAGCGTTTAAATATAATGTATTATCAGGTGTAAAATCAGCGTCTGTCATGACATATATGATATTGGTGGTGCTATTTAGTGCGTGGTTTATTTCTATCGCCTGACGAAACGAAACAACTGTTTTTTCTGATATACAAATAATTATATGGGATGATTCTGACATAACTTTTTCAAACATGGTTGAAAGTGTATCGATTTCTACATCAATCCCTTCGCAAGGCGTCAAGGAACACTTCATCATATTATGACCCAAATTAATCAGCTCATCATGAAGCAACCTAGCGTTAACATCATCATCTGAATATGAAATATAAATGTTATTTTTCATGTTACAATTAACACTGCTAGCAGCGCCCATTTTGTTATTTAACTCTTTAATTATTTTACTATAATATGATATAGTAAAATATACTCAATTTTTTTATAAAAAAAATTATTAAAGTTATTAAATAGCAGGTGTCGATATAATATGGTAAACCCTAATTTTTAACAAAGCGCAAGAATTCTTTTTTGATTTTCCCAAAAACTTGCTTGGAATCCTCAATACATTCCTTTAAATTCCCTTTAATTGTGGATTTATCAGTCGCATCCTTATATGCGACACGTATAATACTATAATTATCATGAGGATGCATCTTTTTAAATCCACAGAATGTTAATGTCTTCGTCTCGTAAAATTTTGTATATAGGAAATATTCCAAAACTTTTCCAATTGTATAGTCTTCGTTTTCAAGAATAATATCAAATGAGTTTGACATTGTATTCATTGCCTTGTCAATTTTTAATTCGTCTTTCTCAATCAACGTGTCAATATCATCCAGTTTCTTTATTAGAATTTCACATGCTTTATCAACAAGCTCATAATTAGTATAAACACCAATACTTTGAATTATATAATCAAAACTATCCTTTTTAGTTACTCGAAGTCCGTCAAGTAATTTCCAATTTTTAACCTCAAACTTTATCTCTTCTTCAGTTTTTCCTTCATCTTTCCAGGTTTGCTTAAGTTTTTCTAGTAACGCATCTTGTGCTACTGTATCAATTGTAAACCCATACGAGCAGGTTGACACCGCATTAAACATTCCATCTACTTTTGCGGTACTCAATGAAAACTCACACGTCAGATTAATTTTTTCACCAGGTATTTCATCGGAAATCTTCGGTCGAAGTCTGGCAAAATCAATAAAATAACCTGTATAATCATTCGCTGGAAATATTTCTCTAGTTTTTGCTTCACTTAGAGGCTTACCAGTAACAATATCCCTAATAACAAAATCTTTTGTAGTTACATACATTGTGGTATCTGTAATATTTTCAACATTTACTTCTAACATATAATTTTTTAATGGAAAATCATCTACATTTTTAATATAAATTGGAATACAACTTAACCGTTGTTTTAATATTTCATTATTTAGGCGTGTCGTGTTAGCAATAATATTTGCTTTATTTTCTTCATATGGAGCCGTTTTAAAAACGACTAACGGTATATCTGACAAAATGGTTCTTCTAATAGCATTAGCCAAACTAACATTTACACCACTAAGTGTAAACAAAAGAGAGTCAGCTTTATCGGAATCAGAATTAAGTTCAACATGAGGATTCATATTATCTAATATTACTTTATATTTAAATAGAATAATTTAAATCATTTTTTTATAAAATGAGTTAAATATTTATTTCATTTAACTTAATATAGATAAAATGAGTTCAATACTATATTACAGTAATTTTTGCGCACATTCAAAAAAACTTATACAGAGCCTTTCGAAGACAAATGTGGCAAAAGAAATTCACTTTATATGTATCGACAAAAGAATTAAGGATACAAATAATAAAGTTTTTATTGTTTTAGAAAATGGGCAAAAAATAATAATGCCCGAAAATATTAATAGAGTTCCCGCGTTATTATTATTAACACAGGGATATGATGTATTATATGGCGAGGCTATTCTAAATCATTTGAAACCTAAACAAGAGGTTGTAACCAAACAGGCTACTCAAAATAATATGGAACCTATGGCATTTTCTTTTGGAGGCGGAGGTTTCGGGGATATCGTCTCTGACCAGTATAGTTTTTTAGACCAAGGCTCTGACGAACTCGAAGCCAAGGGTAATGGTGGTATGAGACAAATGCATAATTACGTCGACTTAAATTTTTCTGATAAAATAAGTACACCTGCAGACGAACAAGACTATAAAAGTGCGAATAAAATATCAAAAGATTTGACAGTAGAACAGCTACAACAACAAAGAGACTCTGAATTACAGAAACTTACAGGAAACCGTCAAAAGTTTTAATTCAAAAATTATTTGAATTATTTGAATAATTTGATTTATTTGATTTTATATAAAGTTACTAATAAATTAATTTATTTGATTTTATATAAAGTTACTAATAAATTAATTTAAAAAGAAACCAAGACAAATATGTAAATGTCTAACAATATTCTTACCGCCTTTAACGACCATTTTACTGAATTTGTAGCAGATATTCAGAATGTTTTCCCTGAAGACCCGGATATTTTAACAGCTAAAAATGCTTTATTAACAATTAGAAAAGCAAATCCCAAAATGATTGTTAAAATTTGGAAGACGTTTATTGTTGGTAAATATAAGAGTGAAATTGAAGCAGGAAACATAGAGTTTTTTATTAATAAAGATTATTCAGGTGACGTTTCTACAGCACAAAATTCAGATAAAATTATGGAGTCTATTAACAGACTGCGCGAGCCAATCAAACAAATGACACCAGAAGAGCAAGCAAAAACAATGAAGTATATTCAAAATTTGACAAAATTGTCAAGTATGTGTGAATAAAATAAACCAAAATTTACTTTGAAAATGTAAATATATATTTATTTTAGTTTGATTTAAATAAATAAATTTATATCAAGCATATAAACAAATGTCAACAGATTCAGATTCCGTTCCAGAAGAATTCACGAAGGTTATTAAAGATTTTGTTGGAGATTTAAGAATAACATTTCCTGAATATGAGCCCTTGATAGATAAATGGTGGAAATCCAAGTCTAGTTTTAACAACATCGAGGACGAAGAAGAGAGATTAAAAGTAATCAAGTTATCCGAAACTACCAGTACTAAATTATTGTTTACATTTTGTAAGAAAAGATTACCACCTAGGTTTTTTGATATTTTATATCAAAGCGATGAGATGTTTAATGAAGACTCGACGATTGACACAGAGTTTTTACCAAATATTCATTTCAAAAATTTATGGAAATTTGACATCACCCAAAAAACCAGAGATGTTATTTGGAAATACCTTCAGTTGATTTTATTCTCAATTGTCGGTTCACTCGAAAACAAAGAAGCATTTGGAGATTCCGCAAAACTGTTTGATGCTATTAATCAAGAAGACTTCAGAACAAAGTTACAGGAAACACTGTCAAAAATGCAGGGAATGTTTGATTTAAGCGCAAATTTGGGCGAAGGCGCAGGCGAAGGGTTGGGTCCAAACATAAATATGGAGAATATGCCAAATGCGGATGAAATCCATGACCATATTACTGGGATGTTAGATGGAAAGTTGGGCAAATTAGCAAAAGAAATAGCAGAAGAAACTGCCGCAAATTTTAATATGGATATGGAAAATGCCACAGACATGAACGACGTTTTAAATAAACTCATTAAAAATCCAACAAAATTGATGGGATTAGTAAAAAACGTCGGAGATAAATTAGACACTAGAATTAAATCTGGAGAAATTAAAGAGAGTGAATTAATTGCGGAGGCTACAGAAATTATGAATCGAATGAAAAATATGCCTGGAATGGGAAATATTCAATCAATGTTAAGTAAAATGGGTATGGGCGATTTGGGCAACCTCGGAAACTTAGGTGGTCTAGGTGGAAAGGTTAATGTTGGAGCAATGGAGGCCCAATTGAATAAGAGTATGAAATTAGCACAAACTAAAGAAAGAATCAAAGCTAAATCAGCAGCTAACCAAAAAGCTAGAAATAGCCTAGCACAAACACCGTTACCAATACCCGATACACCCGCAATTTCCGAGGAAGAAATTATTAAAATTTTTAGCACTGGAGAGAAAGTAGACAAAACACCAAGAAACGCAAGCCAACCTCAAAAAACAGGAGAGGCGAAAAAGAAAAATAAGGGGAAGAAATAATTAAGTAATAGTAATAGAAGTATTTGATAAACTTTTTTAAAAGATTTATATATATATAATGACAATTCCATTCTGGTCAAATGAGCCTACAGTATTACTTAATAAAGACTATATTTTTGAATTATGGCCTACAATAAATATGTGCTACGAACAAAAATTAAACGCTATTACTAGATTAATTATTTTAGTCACAATTTTAGGATATATTTTGACAATGTCCTCCAGAATAATATTTGTTGGAATTTTAACTGTGGCCTTAATATTCATTCTATTTAATATGAGAAAAAAGAAACTTACAAAGGATATGATGTCAGAGGGGTTTTTAGTTCAAGGAAGCGGCTCCTATGGTAATTCATCCGATACAACTGCGATTCCTCTAGATACAATTTTGAAAGATGAGTATAAAGAAGGTAATAAGAAAAATCCATTTAGCAATGTTTTGTTGACTGAAATTATGGATTCTCCTGATAGAAAAGCCGCACCACCAGCATTTAACGTAGATGTAGATGAAGATATAACAAAAAATATTAAACGTTCAGTTCAATTTATGAACCCAGATATTAAAAATACAAACAAACAACTTTACGGAGATTTATGGCAAAACTTTGAATTAGACCAATCAAATCGGGCGTTTTATAGTACAGCAAATACGAAAGTTTCTAATGACCAAGGAGCATTCGCACAGTTTTTATATAATGATCTTAAGTATTCTTCTAAGGAAAGCACCGCAGCAGGGGCAATATCGAGAGTTGCTGATAGCTATCGTTATACACTTTATTAAAAGCATTTGTCATATTAAGTTTTGGTACTTTGGTATTTTGCTTTTTATTTCCTATTTTTTATTTCAATTAGTAAAATTCAAGTTTAGTAAAAAATAATGTTTAATATATATAAATGGCAAACGTCTCTAGTTATACTTTTGATAATATGTCAAGAATTGGTCTTGACGATTGTTGCAAATCTCAAACTGATATTCAAAATGTTTCGTCATGTAATTACTCGCTACAAAATTATTTCGCATCTGATTGCTCTATGAAAAAACCGATAGAGTTAGCTACTACACAACCCGGTATTATGTACAATGGCGGGTACAACTCTGGCGCAGGAGGATGCAACATTGATACATCATCTAAACTTCAAATCGGTACAATTCAAACACACCCTAGATGCAGAATTGATTTATATCAAAGACCTTTCGCCACTGTTCCTTTCTTGGGCCGTGGCTCTGTTAATCCTGTCATGGAATCACAAATTCAACAAGGCGAACAACTTGTTAATAAACGAAGTATTAATAATTTAAGCGAAAAGAGTTACATTAAATATCATCAAACACCCTTGTTACCAGCAGTTAAAGAGAGACTCAATAACCCGGCGACCAGTGTTGAAGGAGTCGCTTCTCAAGGTTGGGTCCGTGGTGGGGTGCCATCTCGTGAATTAACACGTGATGCTGATTACTTTAATAAACATACTTCAAGCCAATACATCTAAACGCAAACAATAATATCAAATAATAAATATTTATTTTTATAAATATGTATTATTCATTAAATATATAAACAGTTTAAATGTATGACAATTTAAACAGTATTATGTATAATACCAAATATATAACAAGATACAATTCACCTGATGTATTTTTAGAAACTGATACAGTTACAGAAAAAGAAAAAGAATTTATCAGAAATATTTTATATAAAGAAGATTTATTGAACATTTTTGAGATTGATGATTTTTGTGAAGAAACAATTAATGGTATTATACTAGACATTTATGAAAAAATTAACGACCACGAAGGGTTAAAAGAGTGTATTAATCATGTAGCTTCGAAATTTTCAATAACTTTAGAACAAGAAGTGGGGTTTATTATGTTATTTTCATTTGACTATTTGTATTTAACCCATGTTTGTATATGCGAATTTATGGAGAATGGTAAAATATCAGATAATAGTTTATCTGATTTAAAAAAATGTGTGTTTTTGTAATACTTTTTTAAAGGTATATGTATATAAATGGCTTCTACACGTAACAGAAATACTCCTGGCAATTATTGTTTAGAACAAAAAGAATACAAACAATTTGAAAACTACACTTTGTATCCTAACTCACAATATGGAGCAGCATACAATACAAATCTTCCAGGAAATGGGTTGTTGGGCGCGCAAATACCTTGGAACAAAATGTCTAATAACGCAGCTGATACCGAATCCTTTTTATTTGGAATAAACTCTACAAATTTAGTTAATCCAGCGCCTTGTTTTGTTCCTGAAATAACTAAATTAAAGTCTACAAATATTTACGAAAAAGGCCCGATATATGTGCCAGAACCTTTAGTAATCGAAAAAAACCAACGACCTTTCCCCGTTCCAAATTAAATAATATTTAGAACATTTATTAACCAATAAATATTTTTATTTTTATTGTTTAATCTGTTTTAGTTTGTTTTTAATAAATATACAAAATATATTAATTTAAAATATGTTTGCTTTCTATATATAGAATGAGTAATATTAACGCAGTAAATATTACGGTTACAAATTTGACTGTTACAAATATTAATGGGAAACCGTACAGCGGTTCAGGCTCTGGATGCGGTAGTTACTATACGCCTTGCGCGGGGTGTGATGACCCGGAATCTGATCCATGCGATGGATATCCAGATTGTGACGAAGTAGAACCTGACCCATGTGACTGTCTTGTCAATTGTGGCGGAGGTGGAGGCGGAGCACAAGGTCCTCAAGGAGATACGGGCGCTCAAGGTCCTCAAGGACCCGCTGATGGTTATCAAGGAAATACTGGCTCTACAGGAGCACAAGGACGCCAAGGTGAAACAGGTGCTCAAGGAGCTACAGGTCATACAGGCGCTCAAGGTCATACAGGCGCTCAAGGTCATACAGGCGCTCAAGGTCATACAGGCGCTCAAGGTCATACAGGTTCACAAGGTACCACTGGTTTTCAAGGTGCCAC